TAAAAAGGAGGATTAACACTCCTCCTTTTTCTTTTTTTTTTTAAATACTAAATGGAGAAGTAAATATGGCAAGTAAGAGAGTAGAAGAAGAACTTGACTTAGAAACTATTAATAGTGAAACAACTATAGTACCTCAGATGCCTGAGGAAGTTGAGGAACAACTACCTGTAAGAAGAGGTAGAAGTAATAAAGAGGCAGTTATCAATGAACCAATTAATTGTCTTAGGAATGAAAGAGTTATAGTAAGATATGTACCCAAAGAAAGTGGTATTGTAACTAACCCAAAGCATATTCTGTATGGAGGTATGGCTGAAAATGCAGTTAAGTATTTTACAGTTCCTCAATTAGAATCTGGTAAGTTAGTTAATATTCTTACTGATGATGAGAAAGAATTCCTTGAAGACATAATGGGTCTTGAATTTAATGCTCTTTCAATTTATAAGAAAGAAAACAATTATTGGTCTAATAAGCAAGTTAGATTATTGAAACAAGATAATATACTTGATCTATCAGACCCTGAGCAATATATCAAATATAAGATATTATTGGCTAATAAAGATGAGATTGCTCCTTCACTTCAAGCATTACAAGACATGCCTAAGGCTACATATAAGTATGTAATTATCAAAGAAGGTGAGGAAACTTCAAATGCTAGACAGGAAATGTCAGCTACAATGCAAGCTTATATGGAATATGGTAAGTATGAAAAGGATGCAGATACTCTTAGAACTATCATTGAAACTATTGATGGTAGACCATTAGCCCTTAATACTAAGATTGAGTTCTTGCAAACTAAGATTAATAAACTCATTCAGGCTGATGCTAAGTTGTTCTTAAAGGTTATCACAGACCCTCTGTTATCTACTAAGGTACTTATCAAGAGAGCAGTTGAAGGTGGACTTATTGCTAATAGAGGAGGCTTCTTCTATTTAAGAGAAGACAATAGTCCTTTATGTAGTAATAAAGAAGACCCAACCTTTAATATGGCAGCTAAGTTCTTAGCTTTACCTAAGAACCAGACTATTAAGTTCAGCTTGGAAGCTAAACTGAAAGAATAATGAATGTAACAGAATTCTTTGATAGGTTTAATGTCCTATACAATAACATTGATTCTAATGCTGCTCCAGGCTTAAATGGTTATGAGATTAGTGTTTGTTTAACAAAAGGTCAAGAAGAGATTATAAAGAATCACTTTAACCCTCAAGGTAATAAGTACCAAGAGGGTTTCAGTGACTCACCTAAAAGAGATGCAGACTTTAAGAATTTAATTAAGACATCAGCAACTCCTCAACTTATACCACTAGACCCAGTGTATAGGTTAGATAGTAGAAGTGTTGTATTTAAGATTCCTGATGATGCATTCATACTTTTAAATGAGCAGTTTCATACTAACTTATTAAAGTATTCTCCTTTAATGCCTAAATATCTCACACCTGCTGAATTTAATGCTGCATTAAAGAAACCCTTCAAGTATCCTCCAAAAGCTGAAGCTTGGGTGATACAAGGTAATCATACTGAAGTTGGAGGTACAATTGAAGTATTATCAAATCCTCCTGTACAAACAGTAACATTTAGATATATAAAAAGACCTGCTCCTATTATAGTAGAAGACCTTACTCAGTATAATACATCTATTAATGGAGTTAGTACAGTTTCTGAATGTGAATTAGATTCAAGCATACATGAAGAAATACTTCAAAGAGCTGTAGAGATAGCTAAGGCTGCTTATACAGGAGATGTAAATACTAGTATTCAAATGGGTCAAAGAAGTGAATAGTTATGAATAGATTTGAGATGAGTAATGAGATGGATGTTCTTCTTAGTGCTTATACACTAGATGTAGCTATTACACTTGATGAATATGAGAAGTCAGTATATCTAACTAAAGCTCAAGAGGATATTGTATTAGAGATATATAATGGTAGAAACAACCTTGGTATTTCATTTGAATCTAATGAAGAAGCTAGGAGATTCCTAGTTGAAGCAGTTAAAGAGTTTAATAATGAAATAGCTACTCCTGCAAAGGAGGCTAATATTACATTACCTCTTGATGTATGGTTTATAACCTATGAAGAATGTATTCTAAGTGACACTACATTAGGGTGTAAAGATGGTAAGACTGCCTTAATAACTCCTATTAGACAAGATGAGTTATATAAGGTGTTAAAGAATCCATTTAAAGGACCTTCAGATAATAGAGTACTTAGAATAGATATTAACAATTCTATCAGGCTAATATCTAAATATAACATGAGTAAGTATCACTGTTTCTATCTAAGTAAGCCAACTCCTATCATATTAGTTGATATAGGAGACTTAGAGATTGGTGGATATTCTACTGCTATGGATTGTATGTTAGATGATAGCTTACATAATATGATAGTAGAGAGAGCTGTTAGATTAGCTCTTTCAAGTAAAGCACAATATGCAAGTAAAGAGAATAATCAATAGCTTATTAATAAGCACAATGTTTAATTAAACTTTGAATTAAAAATGGCAACATTTTCAGTAAATCAAGTAAGACATTTATATGTCGCAAAAAATCTGAAGACTAAAACAGCTCAGTTAACAACTGCTGGTGATATTCTGCCTAAGGCAGATGCAGCTAAGACTACTCTGTATTTTCAGTATTATAGCCCAGCTGGTCTTGTTGAATCTAGTGATAAGATTCATATTCCTAATGTGATTTATGCAAGGACTACTTCTTCTAAAACTCTGGCTAAGAAGTTAGATAGATACCAAGTAGTTTTGGATGCTAATATCAATGGTGGTGTTCCTGTAGCTGGTCAAGATTATATCTTGAGACTTGCTTTCAGACAGTATGTAGGTTTATCTCCTGAAGACCAGTATTGGAAATATGGTATGGTACATGCAGTTAGTGGCATGTCAGCATCAGATTTCTACAAGGCTTTAGCTTTGTCTTTAGGCAAGAACTTAGCAAGAGAAGCTACTCCATTAGTAACAATCTATTTAGTATCAGATGCTTCTGATGGTAAAGCTTATACTAAGGTAGATATTGATACAGACCCTGCAACTCTAACTGGTACTTATACTGGTATTCAGATTGAACAGGTAGCTCAAGACTGGATTCTTGGTGTAATGCCTCAGGGCTATATTCCTTTTGCAGTTCAGCCTACTAATATCACTTATGAAGGTGATGAGAGAATCTGGGGTACAGTAACTACTATTACTCCTATTAACACTGTTCAAGATGGTCATGAGATTGCAGACCTTGAATACTTCTGCATGGGTGCTAGAGGTGACTTGTACAGAAATATGGGATGGCCCAATGTTACTCGTACTACTTATTTGGTAGACCCAACTCAGAAGTATGATGTATTGGATATCCATTACTACTGGGCTGGTGGTGCAGAAGATGTACAGAAGTCTCCCAGAACACTGACACTAGTAGCTGTAGATGATGGCAATCACACTATGATGGATGCTCTCATTAATGCAATCAAAACTGCAAGTGGTTTGACTATTACTGCTCAGTAAACTGAGTTAACAATTATAAAGAGCATAGATTAAAAACTATGCTCTTTTTTTTTTATCACTAATAATTAAGATCATGATACACTTCAATGAACTTCATATAACCTCTGATGGTAAGTATCTTATTATAGATGCTTCTGTAGATAGTCAGGACTTCTATAATGATGTACTATTGGATAGTGTAGTTATAGATACACAAGATACATACATTCTTAATGGTCCTAGTAGTAATCCTGTTTACACTTATACTGTAGGTGATAACTATGATTTAACTTACTCTATACCTGAACAATGTAATTGTAATCCTGTTCTTGAAGAAGAGGATCAATCATATTGCTTTACTTATGGTTCCTATGAAAAGAAGAATGTAAGACTAGTACTGCAAGCAGGAGATATGAACCTAAGTACTCTTAATGATACTATGTTCTTTGTGTATGTAATTACTACAGGGGAACCATCAGCTGATGCACCTGAGAGTACTATTAGTCCTCAAATAATGGGTACTGTGACTAACTTATATCCATACTATCAAAGTATGATGAAGTCAGTTAAAGAGTTAATTAATGAGTGCAAGATACCTAAGAACTTTATTGATTTTTCATTAAGGTTGAAAGCACTTGAGTTATGTATAAGAACTGGTAATTATCCTCAGGCTATTGTCTATTGGAATAAGTTCTTCAAAGGCAAGATGTCTAAACCAGTAGTAACTAATTGTAGTTGTTATGCATGAAATAGATAATGTATCCTATGATGCTATTTACAGATACTTTAATGCTTTATCAAAGTTTGGTTATAAAAGCTATGGTGATGTAGAGAAGTTAATAGCATTACTTACACTAGATGAGATGCTTCATGTATTTAATGAATACATAGATGAAGATGATTTCAGAGCTATAATAAATGCTATCTATTGTTTAAGTGGAACTACTTGTCTTATAAGATATCCAGAATTTGTTAATCATGATAGTCTTACACATAAGACTAAGATAGGATTTACTACTAGAATAACTGAAGATAATGTTATCAGGGATACTGAAGACTATAGACTTAGAATAGAAGTATAACACTTATAGCCAGTAAATAAAACCAGTAAAGACCTTGTGTATGTGAGTTTAATTACTTACCTTTGCACAAGGTCTTAATTGTATAATTAAATATGTAATGATATGACATGGAGAGAAATTATATACATGTGCTCTGATGAATTAAAGCTTTCTAGTGATGATTCCTACTATACTGAGGATCACTTAAAGTTCTTAATCAGTAAGTACAGAAGTTTCATCTTGAAGCAGCGTTACTCGGATTTAAAGAAGTTTATACCTGAGAGTAACTTTAGTACTATATGCCTTGACTTAATGGAAGTACCTGCAATCTCTGGTGAGCCATGTGAGGGTGGAGTGTATCTTAGAACTACAAAGAAAGTTCCTTTTATGATGGGCATTAAGCAGCCTAGAGTATATCCAGTAGACTATTATCAAGGTGAGATTACCTATATTTCAAGAGATAGAATGAAATATGTAGGATTTAACAAATACCTTAGTAATATCATATATTGCTCTTTAGCCCCTGATAACTACATCTACTTCAAGTCTAGTAATCCTCAGTACTTATACCTTGAAAAGGTTAGAATAACTGCACTATTCTCTGATGCAGAAGAGACTTTTGGATTACAATGTGACGAAGATGGTCAAATATGTGAGTTACTTGACTCTGACTTTCCTTTGGAATCTGCATTAGTTCCACCATTAGTAGAGCTTGTAGTTAGAGAGTTAAGAGGTCCTGAATATTCTCCTGAAGATAAGGTGAATGATGCTAATGATAATTTGTCCAATGTAAGTACTAAATAATGGAAAGTTATGAAAGTTTTAGAAATAGACTATTAAAGTTAGATAAACCCAGAGTTCATAAGATTAGAGGTTCACTTGGTATTTATGATGGATATAAGTACTATAGAAAGAACAAACCTTCTGACCCTAAATATGTATTAACTGAGTCTCAATACTTTGCTATTACTAGAAGAGTTAATAACTTACTAGCTGATAATCTAATTAAAGGTGAAGAAATTAACTTCCCTCGTAGGATGGGTAGATTAGAAATTAGAAAGGCTGCTGGTGAAGTTAGGTTAAATACTAATGGTGAACTTGTAACTAATCTACCTATTGATTGGGATAGAACACTTAAATTATGGTATGATGATGAAGAGTCTTATAATAATAAGACCTTAGTTAGAGTTGAGGAAAGAGAGATATTTAAAATATACTATAATAGAGGTCAAGCTAACTATAATAATAAGTCTTTCTTTGAGTTTAGTGTGAATAGGGAACTAAAGAAAAGACTTAAAGAGAAGATTAAAGAAGGTAAGATTGAAGCTATGTACTTAGATAAAAATAAAAGATACTATGGTAAATAATGTAACATATACAAATATTCGTGAAATCGCCAGCAGGTTGATGCGCCATCCTTTAATGGTTGATTTAACTCTTGAATCTATTATACAGTACACCGTTGATTTCATCGGCAGAATGGGATTGCCTCCTATTTACTATGATAAGGTTGAGACTGTAGAAATTAAGAACTATAGAGCAAAACTTCCATGTGATCTAATAGCTATTAGACAAGTGAAAGATGTTAAGAATAACACTTCTCTTAGGGCTACTACTGATACCTTTCATCTAATACATGATGATAAAAGATTCCTTGAAAGACAAGAAGGAACCTTTAAGGTTCAAGGTAATATCATATATACTTCATTTAAGGAAGGTCATTTAGTTATTGCTTATAGAGCTATTCCAGTAGATAATGAAGGATTGCCTTTAATTCCTGATAACTCAGTATTTCTTAAAGCACTAGAGTTATTCATTAAGAAAGAATGGTTTACTATTCTATTTGATATGGGTAAAATAGCTTCAGCAGTATTACAGAATGTACAACAGGAATATGCTTGGTCAGCTGGACAATGTAATATGGAATTTACATTACCATCAGTATCTGAAATGGAGGCAATTAGTAACATATTAAATCAAATGATACCAAGAACTAATGAATTTAGAAAAGGATTTAAACCACTTGGTAACAAGGAATTTATAAAATCACACGGATAATGGCAATGAAAATTTCTCAACATGTAATCCAAGGCATGAGTAGGGATACTACTGTTAGTAAGTTTAACCCTAAATATGCCTTTGATGCTTTGAACATAAGAATAACTGCAAGAGATAATAACACTCTTCTTTCAGTTACTAATGAGAAAGGTAATAAAGAAGTGCCTTCTAATCATGAAATAGTAGGTACTTACTTAGGTAGCTGTATTCTTAATAATACTCTTATTATATTTGCTAAGGATTCTATAGCAGATAGAATATATAAGTTTATCTATGAGAATGGGAAATTTACTTCCTCAGTTCTTTTTATGGGACAGCTTAACCTTGATGTAGAACATCCTGTAGAAACATTAGGTATATATGAGAGTGAAGATATACAGAAAGTCTACTGGATAGATGGTATTAATCAGGCTAGAGTATTGAATATAACTAAAGATGTATATATCAATGCAGATGAATTTGACTTTATAGGAACCATACATACTAATGCTACAATTAATGTAGATAAGGTAAATAGTAGTGGTACTTTTAGTCAAGGTGTTATTCAGTATGCATTTAGTTACTATAATAAATATGGTAAGGAAACTAATATATTTAGCACTTCTCCTCTTCTCTATATCTCACATAAAGACAAAGGAGCTTCTCCTGAAGACACTGTAGCCTGTTCATTTAATATACAGCTTAACAATCTTGATACATCTTATGATTATGTGAGAGTATACTCTATACATAGAACATCTATAGACGCTACTCCTCAAGTAAAGGTAGTTGCTGATTTAGTTACTACAACTCAGTTATATGTAGATACTGGTACTACTGGAGAAAGTGTGGACCCTACTATTCTTTTATATGTAGGTGGTGAAGAGATAGCTCCTTATACTATGGAACAAAAGGATAATACCTTATTCTTAGGTAACTATACTATTAAAAGAGAGTTAATTTCTACTGACTTACAGTATCAAATTAAGAAGAATGCTAATGTAACATTCTTCAAGAGAACTCTTACTGATGTATCAGATTTAGGAGATATGTACAGAGCTAATTATCAGCTTAACTACAACTCTAATCAGATTAAGGGATTTCAAAAAGGTGAAGTATATAGAGTAGGTATTCAGTTTCAAGATACCAAAGGTAAATGGAGTGAAGTAGTATTTGTAGGAGACTATGAATGTACTGAAAGAAATGAGAGTCATAACTCTCTAAATCAGTTTATACTTCATGCATCTGCAATTAATGTTACAGTCAATGATGTAGCTACTGTACAAGCTATTAAAGACCTAGGATATATTAAGGCTAGAGGAGTAGTATGTTTCCCAGACTTTAATGATAGAAATGTTATCTGTCAAGGTATATTATGTCCTACTGTAGCTAACTATAAAGATAGATTAGATAATAGTCCATTTGCACAGTCATCATGGTTTACAAGACCTTTTATGCCTGATGATTCATGGGTTAATGAATATGGAACTATGGCACATGATTGTAGTAAGGGTGAAGTACCTTACTTCTATCACAATGGTCCTATAGGCTCAGCATTAGTAAATGACTTAACTAGAAGTGAAATACAGACAGCATTAGGTGTGGTTCCTTATATTCCTACAGGCACAGACCCAGGTGAATATACTGATAAAAGTATGTCTGAATTCCTTGTAGATCATAACATAGTTACCATGCATTCACCTGAAGTGGAGTTTAATGATAATCTACAGAACTTAGTTAATGCTAACTATAAGTTAAGAATTATAGGTGCAGTAGCACTTAATAATACATTGAGTGATATTAGTTTAACCACTTCTACACCTTCATTATCACTTAAAGCTCTTGGATTCTATAAGGGTAAAGTATGTAATACCAGAATGTGGAACTACTCTGTTACTGGTGAAGGTGGTAGACAAATCTCTTCAGGTTTATTTTGGGCAGACAGTTTAAAATATTCTACCTTTACACCTTTAGTATTAGGTCAAAGACTATGGATGGTTTATCCTTGGCATAGAAATGGTTCACTAATTAATGCTGGTGTTCCTACAGATGGAAATACAAGACCAGCAGCACTTGGTAGAAAGGTTATTAGTAACTTAAAATTCTCTGCTGATAATATATATCTTGATACTCCTTGGACTGATGATTCTGGTGAATATACTGGTATTACTCCAGTTAATTCATGGACTGCTGGGATGGTTAGAATAAAGGCTCCTCTTAATTCAGGATTACAGGATTTAAACTATTATGCAGACATAGATAAAGTATTACCTTTTAATAGAAGTAATACAGTATCTTCTGATTATGAGAATGGTTATCCTATATATACATCATCAAGTGCTGTATCTAATGGTAGTATAGCTCCTATATTCAATGCTGCCAATGATGTTGTAATATCTGTAAATATATTAGGTTCTTCAATAATTGATATAGAAGATGAAGATAAATATGGTACTGAGCCTGTTAGTATGAAGTATAAATCAAATCCTCATTTAGTGTTTGCATTTAACTATACTGCATCTGGTAAACAGTCTGTTCTTCCTAAGAACAATACTTGTACTTCAATACTACAGAATAGTCCTACTACTAAGCCATTTTGGAATACAAATGCTCCTGCTGGTGATACTGTATATCAAGGTAATATTACTTACACTGATAGTCAAGACAGAGCTATACTATGGTTAGCTGAATTATATAGAGACAATGTAGTTAATAGATTTGGTGGTGATACTCCTGAGGCTATACTTAATAATACATTCTTACCGGCAGGTGATTCTGTGTTAATAGGTGATAACATTGATATAAACTGTACAGAAGGAGATACTTATATACAGAGATATGATTGTTTGAGAACCTTTGCTTCAACTAGTGAAGATCAAAACAGCATTGTAGATATAGTATCATTTATGTGTGAGACTAGAATTAATATAGATGGAAGGTATGATAGAAACAGAGGATTAGTTAATAATTTAAATATGAATCCTACAAACTTCAATCTATTTAATCCTGCGTATTCTCAGTCTAATAATTACTTTACTTTCAGAACAATTGATTATGAGAGATACAGTAATAGTTTATTCCCTAATTCATTGACATGGACTAAAGAGAAGACCTTAGGTGAGGATATTGATACATGGACTAATATTACATTAGCTTCAAATCTTACATTAGATGGTGATAGAGGTAATCTTAACTTACTCAAGAAGTTAGGCAATGACATCTTTGCATTTCAAGATAAGGGTATTTCAAGAGTACTGTTTAATAGTACAGTACAGGTTAATACTAATGATGGAATACCTATTGAAATAGGTAATAGTGGTAAAGTTGATGGCAAGAGATATGTAACTCTAACTAATGGATTGCAGAATAAATGGGCATCCTATTTAAGTCCCAGTGGTTTATATTTCATAGATAACTTTACTAATGACTTGATGTTGTTTAATGGAGAATCATTAAAGAGTTTATCCTCAGAGAAAGGATATAGAACCTTTATTAATAAGTACAACTCTACTGATATATGGAATGCAAGAGACTTCTCAAACTTCATTATACAGGGAGACAGTACTAATGATGAGATTTATTATATCCATAAGGACTTTGCTCTATGTTATTCAGAATTACTTCAAGAGTTTGTATCATTCTTTAGTTATGATTCAGTTCCTCTTATGTTTAATATGGGTGGCAAGTTCTTTAGTTTAAAGAATGGAATTATCTGGGAACATGAGGCAGGAGACTATAATAGTTTCTATGGTGTAACCAAACCATATTATATTACTGTTATAGATAATAGTGATGAACCTTATGATAAGATATACAACACTCTTGAATTTAGAGCTGATACTTGGGATGGTGACACATTGCTTAACGATGTAACATTTGATACATTAGATGTGTGGAATGAACATCAGCATGGTACTTTAAATCTTACTACTGCATTAGGTCAACCTTCACCTTTAAAGAAGAAGTTTAGAGTGTGGAGAGCTAATATACCAAGAGATAACAGTAACAAGTTGAATAGGATTAGAAATACTTGGGTATATGTTAAATTAGCAATGAATGACCCTAAGACTTATAGAACTGAGTTTCATGATATGATATTACATTACTTTGTATAATATTAGTAAGGCTGGCTAACCTAAGTGTGTAGTCAGCCTTTACTCTTTCACTTAAAGTATTGGTAGTGTCAATAACTTTACTTATATTTGCAACAAATTAATTATGCTATGGCTAAAAGGAAAATTATAAGAAGACGAAATAAACCATATACATTTGCAATAGGAGGTGCATTAGCTAATGCAGGAGCCACTGCTGTTAGTGGACTTATTAATCCATCAGGCAATAGTACTGGTGTAGGTAATGCTATGCAAACTATTGGTAGTGTAGCTTCAAATATTCCTGGAGTAGGAGGACTTATAGGTGCTGGAGTAAATATGTTGGGAGGTGTGGTTAATGCTGTCTTTGGAAGTAAAATCAATGAAGAGTTTGTTGATGATACTGAAGCTTCAGCTAAACAACAATCAGGCTATGTTTCTGGTGCTTCAACTAATGATCAGTTAATTAGTGACTGGTCTAATTTTAATAACTTAGCTAATGTAACTAAATCACAAGTTGGCTCAGATGGATGGTTTAGTAGTAAAGCTAAGAGGGAAACCAGAAGACTAAATAAAGAAATAGACAATGCTAATCTAAGAGCACATAAATCACTGGTAAATACAGCAGGTAATATAGATACATCCAATGATAATGCATTACTGGCTAACTATGCTGCTGATGGTGGATTATTACTCACAGGAGATGCTATTGACTATAATTTCATTAATGAACAATTATATAATAAGAGACTAGAAGCTATGAGTAAGAATAAACTAACATCTATGCCTAACTCATTTGAAGTTCCACAGTATGGTATGGATTATTTTGCAGATGGAGGTAACTTATCAAGAGATAAAGATTATGGCTCTAAGAAGAAACCTTATCCTATGGTTCCTTCTAGTGACTTTGCAGGTCCACATAGAAGTTACCCTATTCCAACTAAAGCTAATGCTAGAGATGCACTTAGATTAGCTGGACTTCATGGTAATTCTAGTGTAAGAGCTAAAGTATTGGCTAAATATCCTTCATTAAGAAAAGAAGATGGTGGTATGCTATTTGCTGAAGGTGGAGGTATTCATATTAAGAAAAAGAATAAAGGTAAGTTTACTGACTATTGTGGTGGTAAGGTTACTGCTGAATGTATAGCAAGAGGTAAAAGAAGTAATAATCCTACTATAGTAAAGAGAGCTACTTTTGCTGATAATGCAAGAGGTTGGGCTAAAGCTAATGGTGGTTATATGGACTATAATTATGATGAAACCTTTGCACCAACAGGTACTTTATTTCAAGGAGCTTGGGATTCATTAACCACACATCCAGATGCTTTAACTCATGGTGGAGTATTTAGTGATGGGGTTACTATAGTAGGTGAAGGTGGTTCTCATGAAGAGAATCCTCTAAGTGGTGTACCTATGGGATTAGCTCCTGATGGTCAACCTAATTTAGTTGAAGAAGGTGAAGTTGTATTTAATGACTATGTATTCAGTAATAGATTACATCCTACTGAAAAGATGCTTAAACAGTACAACATCCCACTAAAATATAGAGATCATACCTTTGCTAGTATAGCTGAGAAGTTTAATAAAGAACCTAAAGAAAGACCTAATGATCCTATAGCTAAGAGAGGATTACTTGCTAATATGGGTAAACTAATACAAGCTCAAGAAGAAGTCAGAGCTAAAAAAGAAGCTAGACAAGGTACTCAATTTGCATTAGGTGGATTTACAAATGCAAATGATGATACTCTGTTGTATGGTAACCCATTTACTTATAATGATTTCTTAGGTAGTCAAGGTAGTACATCTAACCCTAATGACAACTTACCTTCAAGTGATGAAGATGGTTTTGGTGCTTCATGGTTAAGATATGCACCTGTTGTAGGTTCTGGTATTAGTGCTTTAGCTAGTTTAAGAGACAAGCCTAACTATGCAGGTGCTGATGCTGTAGGCAATGCAGTAGCTAATATGTCTCCCATTACAGCAACTCCAATAGGCAATAAGCTAAGATATACTCCATTAGATAGAGAGTTCTATCTTAATAGACTTGATGCTAGTGCTGGAGCTACCAGAAGGGCTGTTAATAATAATGCAGGAGGTAATAGAGGTACTGCAATGGCAGGGATCTTAGCTGCTGATTATAATTATGGTCAGAACTTAGGTAACTTTGCTAGACAAGCTGAAGAGTATAACCAAGCTCAAAAGGAAAGAGTTGAAGGCTTTAATAGACAAACTGATATGTTTAATAGTGAAGCAGGACTAAAAGCTGCTACAGCTACTCAAGGTGTTAAAGAGGCTCAACTTAGAGGTATTATTGAAGAGTACAACATGAGAAATGCTGAAAGAAATAGAGTTAGTGCTAATAGATCAGCTAATCTAACAGGATTCTTTGATAACTTAGGTGAGGTTGGTAGAGAAGAATTTATTCGTAATCAAATTCAAAGTAACCCTGCATACAATTACAATCTTACTAGAAGTGGTAAAGTAAAGTATAAAGGTAATAAGAAGGGAGGTAAGAATGGCTAGTCTAGTAATTGGATCAAAGTTTAGACCATTCTCTTATTCTGAGATGTTAGCCCCAATTGAAGCAGCTACTACTGAACATAGAGCTATTGAAGAGGGTTTAGGTGAGATGTCAGCTAAAGCTGGTATGTGGGATAAATTAGCTAATCAGCAATCAGACCCTATAGCTTATGCTCAATATAAAACTTATGCTGATGATTTAACTAAGCAGGCAGACCTTTTAGCTAGACAAGGTTTAACACCAGAGAGTAGAAGAGGTTTGTTAGATATGAAAAGAAGATACAGTAGTGAGATTACCCCTATAGAAGTAGCTGCAACTAAGAGAGAAGAATTAACTAAAGCTCAAAGAGAAGCCATTCAAAAGGACCCTTCATTAATGTTCAATATTGACTATGGCACTGCATCTCTTGATGATTTAATTAATAACCCTAATGCTACTTATAATACTATTAGTGGTTCAGAATTATCTAAAAGAGCTAGTATGATGGCTTCAAACTTAGCTAAGACTATACAGGAGAATCCTCAGTATCAATCAATACTTGGTGGTCAGTATTTCCAGCAAATGCAACAGTTAGGTTATACTCCTCAACAAGTAATGCAGACTATAATGAATGATCCTAATGCACCTAGTGAATTAAAACAAGTAGCTGATACTGTGTGGCAAGAAGCTGGTTTAGATACTTGGGATCAAGCTACTCAAACTAGAGCCAGAGACTACATCAATGCTGGTTTATATGATGCTATTGGTACTCAGAAGTTTGATACTCAAGGTAATAGAGCATTTATGAGTCCTGCTGAGTCTGCTAGATTAGAGATGGACAGAGAAAGATTTGAATTAGCTAAAGCTCAAGCAGCTAAAGATAAGACTACAATACCTCTTCAAGATGGTTCAACTATTAGAGTTATTGGTGGAGGTAAAGCACTTAGAATATATCCTGATGGCAGAGTTGAGAACTATGTAGGTAATAGTGGTATTGCAGGTGCTGGTGTAAAAGATGCTGCAAAGAGGGGGGACACTCCAATTATTATAGCTAATACCAGAGGTAAATGGAGAACTGGTGAAGAAGGTAAGGATGTAAAAGGTACTTTATTTGGTATGACTAGAAGTGAAGCTGTATCAGGATGGGGTAACTATACTCTTGATAATGTAAAACCCAGTGATATAGTAACTAATTATAATGAAATACCTAAAGGTGCTTTAGATGAAATGCTAAAGACAGCTGAAGAGAAGAATATAGACCTTGATTACTATGATGTAGTTAGGGTTAAAGCTGATAAGAGTAGAGCTGTTGGTGACTATGACTATGTACTAATGCCTAAGCAGAGTACTTCTCAATTACCTATGGCTACTCCTGTTACACCACAAGTAACAGGTAGTATCAATTTTGATGAAAATATGGGATTATAATATGGAAGGATTAAAAGGATTAAAGGGCTTGACACCTGAGGATAGACAGAATTGGGAGAAGAGTTATTCTTCACAGTTGGAAGGGCTTACTCCAGATCAAACAGATAGAATGTATAAGAACTTCAAGTTTAAAGAGAAGTTTGGTGATAGACCAGACTATAATACTTTGAAGAGTTATACTCCTGAGCAAAGAGATAGCTTGTATAATGGTGAGCTATTTCAAGCTCCTCAGGAAACTGATGAAGAACAACAGAAGGTTGATAGTATTGGCAAAGCATTTCAACAAGGTCAAGACTATCAAACTCAAGCTAATCAGTTAACTGAGTTATATAACAACTGGCCTGCAAGAGGTAGAAAAGCTCTTGATGAATTTGATAAGATAGCTACTGATGTATCTCCTTATTATAAGAGGTACAAAGGTACTGAATATCTTCCATTCTCTGATGAAGATAAGTATAGACTGGCAGCAGAATACAATGCTGCTAAGTCTGCTTATGGTGAACAAGAAGCTAATAATATACTTAGAAGACAGATGCAGAATACTGCATCAGAAAATCAAAGTGTATTTGAGAAAATATGGAATGGCTTTAAAGGTATGGGTGCTCAAACAGCAGGTGCCTTAATTGGTGCTGCTGGTATGGTTAAAGGTGCTGTTGACTATATAGGTGATGAAAGAAATGAGAATATAGATAATGCAGCCCTTGATTTCATGGACCATGTTATAGACAATGATTGGACTAGATATGGTAATGATGTAATGCAATATGGCTCACTGTTTGATGCTAATATTCAAGAAGCTAAGGATAATGGTGGATTATCTACTATACCTATTATAAGAACTACTAAGGAAGAACAAGGAAGTATTCTTGATAACTTACTTAGTGTTAATACTATACCTGAATTATTTAATCAACAAGGTTTTACTATAGCCTCAATGCTAACTGGTGCAGGTCTTTCATCTATATCCAATAAGGCATTTCAAGGATTAAAAGGTGCAGCTCTTGCAGCTAATAGAGCCAATACACTAAATAATCTTGAGAGAGTTAATGGAGTATTAAGAGGGTTACAACAAGCTCAACAAAAGGTTAATGCCTTTGTTATTCCTGCAATGGTTGGTACTGTTGAAGGTGTTAGTGAAGGTCTTAACACTAAGATACAATTTCTTGATGATGCTAAGCAAATGGTAGCTGAGAATCAAGCCAAAGTAGTAAATGATGAATTTAATAGAAGACTTCAGAATCCTGAAGAACTTAGTAAACAAGGTTATAACCCCCAATCAAAGGAAGACCTTGAGAGATTATATAAGGAAATATATGACTCTTATGCTCCTCAATATGAGGAATCTATAAAGAAAGCTGAAGCTAATGCAGCTAAGGCAGGTGTATATAATATGGGTCTTAACTCTATGATTAATGGAGCACTTAATATGACTCTTAAAGCTGGTCTTCAAACTCCTTCTGTACAAGAAGCTATGAGAAGAAGTAGATTAGGTAGGTTATTTACACCACAAGACTTTAGAGTAGAGGCAGGTAGAGTTATTCCTAATTATGGTAAAGTTAGTAAGGTACTTAATGTATTACAGGAACCTGCTGGTGAATTTACTGAAGAGTATCTTCAAAGTGTATCTGATGCCTTTGCAAGAGGTGGTGCAGAGTATAACTTGCAGAACTTCATTGCTAATAAATATAAAGGTGATGGTAAGAATGCAGTAGATGAATCTCTTGCTAATGACTTATTTGCTGCTAGTAGAGCAGCAGGTGATGCTATGACTGATAAAGAGACTATCTTATCAGGTATTTATGGTGCATTAGCCTCAGGTATGGGTACTCCTACTATTAATAATAGAAGAGGCCCTGCTGTTAGAATGGAAGATGAATCTAAACTTGATTATACTTTAAGAAGGTCTCCTATTGTATATAGAAATCCTATCTATGAAGCTATTCAAGAACAAAGAAGTCTTGGTGATGAAAGAGCTACTGCTGCTCAAGTAATGACTGATTGGATACAAGACCCTGCTAATAAAGGCAAGTATGATGGTCTGGTTGGTACATTTAACTGGGCTAAGGCTATGGATGAAGCATCAGGTAAAAATGATGAGTTTGAATATAGAAACAGTGAGTTAGGTAAGACTATTAATGATGTTATGATGCTTGAAAAGGTCAGAGGTACTGACTATTATAACTCATTTATGACTGACTTAACTAATGCAGCTAATGCTGAAGATGGTTCTGAATTAGCTCAATCATTAGTACAGCAATTTAAGAATGCACCTAACAATAGAGATATTCAACAGGATGATTCACAGATACTTGAGACTATAAAGAAGAACTCTAATAAGCTACTTAATACTATGAGTAGAATAGCTGAAGAGTCTGAGAACATTGATAAGATGTTAGGTAATGCTGCTGATGAAGATACTAAGCAAGCACTAATTTATGGTAAGATGAGTGTAGATTCTTGGAGAGAAAGAGCTACACAGTTAGAGGATGAATTATCTAAAGTCCCCATTAACCCTACCACTTCAAGTAATCTTAGTGAAGCACAGAGAGATGCTCTTATTAGTTATGGTACTCAGGATAAGATAAACAATGCTTATGATGAGTTAACTAAAAAGAAGGATGAACTTAAGAAAGATATAGAGAATATCACTAAAAGAAAGAACCTTGAAGTTAATGAAGAGCCTGCACTTAGAGCTAAGAGAGTAGCACTTAAGACTATAGATAAACAACTCAAGAGACTAGGCAGAGAAAGAGATAATAGTATAGAAGGAACTGTTCTTAGTGAAGCAGATATTATGTCTCTCAATCCAGTGGACAGAGCTACTATACTTAATCCTGAGAATAAGTCTAAGTATAGTGAGGAACAAAGAGCTATTATAGATAATGTAATAAAAGAAGGTACTTTACAATATAGTGATTTCATTGATAAGATTGAAGATGCTGGTAGAATTAACCTAGCTCAACAAGCTTACTTAGCTCAATATAATAGCATACTTAGTGATCCTTCAAGCTTCAATGCTTTTACTAATAGAATTAAACAACAAGTAGCTAATGATAACACTAGAAAGAAATATGAATATCTTAATGGTGTAAGTGATTACTCTACCTTTGTTAAGAACTTAGATAAAGCTTATAGAGAATCTGATGTAAGAGAGAGAAGTGTTATTAGAAATATACTCAAGGATAATGATAATTATAATAGGTATATATCAGATAATAAGGCATTAGAAGGTATATTTGACCAACTTGATAGTAATGAAAAGTTTAACTCATTAAGTGAGAATGATAAGAATGTAATCATGACTTCAATGCAGTTCTTAACAGACAGAGGTGTTAGTCTTACTAATGCATCTATTGATGTATTAGCTGAAACTGATGAATCTGGTAATTCTGAATTGCTTAATTACATAGGTGAGGTTAATGGTAGATTACCTGAGGGTGAACAAATGGCTCCATCTAGTGTAGAAGAGATTGCACAGACTTTAAATAGCATACTTGAGGAATATAATAAGAATATTACTGAAGTAGAAACTATTAATAAGCCTGTGGAAGTAGCTCCTACAACTACAGAGGATTCAAAACCTCCTAAACCTGTTGGAGTATTTGCTCAATTAGCAGCTAATCCAGAGATGGGTGCATCTAGAAATCTTGAAGAAGATACTCCTGCTGAACCTACTAAGTCAGTAGGTATATTTGGTGAGATAGAAAGAACTCCTTCACTGACTAGAACTATAGAACCTGAGGTAGAAAGTCTTACTGATAAGTTTAAAACTAATAGTAATGAGGAAGTAGCTAAGGCTGCTGACATTGGTTTAGGTATTATTAACAATGCATCTGATATTTATAATGATGTTAAGGAGCAGGCTACTCAAATACTTGATGAATTAGGAGATAGTGAATATGAAACTCCTGATAATCTTAGTGAAGCTATAGTGGCTAAGGCTAATCAGTTACAAGTACAATCTCAACAAGGTGGTGATAATTCTGATAGAGCTTCTTCATTGTTAAAACAAGTAGCTTCAAAGATAAAAGTTAAGAAAGAAGTTAAGCCAGACTCTAAGGAAGAAAGAGCTACAACTCCTAATACAGCTGATGAAGAAAGAAGAAATAATGGTCTTATAACTACAGCTAGTGTAGATAACTATCCTAACTCTGTAGTAGGTCAGGCTTCTAAGAACTTTAGAATGAATGACTATTTAAGAAAGGGTAATATAACTCCTAAGACTCCTATTATGTTTATTGCAGACCCTGCTATTATTGCAGGTGTTAAGCAAGAGATGGGTGAAGCTTATAATGAGAATGATCATTTACCAATAATGGCAGTTGTTGAAGATAGCAATGGTCCTGTTATAATTGATGATAAGAAGTATCAACCTATTGGTTTTATGCCTAGAACTAGTGCTAATTCACAAGGTGCTGCTAGAGTAGAGCCACTTAGAATGTCAGCTTTAACTCAACAAGATGGTAAGTTGATTAAGGATAAAGATGGTAAGGTTGTTACTACTAATGGTTATGTAAGAGCTAATCCACCTCAGCATACTAAGGCAGGTACTCCTAATACTCTGATACACACTATCATGAGTAATGATATGGATGCCTCTGATAGAGATAAGATGAATGATGAGAAGCTTTCTATACAAGATAGACAAGCTATTTATAGAAAAGCTAAGGATAAAATCTTACCTAATATTAGAAGAGTAGCACAGGATGCTAAGGGTGAAAGAATACACTTAGCTTACTTTACTCCTAATATGAAGGGTGGAGAATCTGAGTTTGAGTTATATGTAACCACTCCTCAAAACTCCTTATCTAGATCAGGTCAACCTATAGCTCAAGTATTAACTGAAGGCACTCCTGAAGAGATACTAAAAGCTAATAGTAGACTCTATAGATATAGCAAGACACTTGAAGAGTTCTTTAAGAAGAAGCCTTTCAGTGATGATATTAGATTCAAGAGAGAGGATAACACACTAATTGCAATAGGTGAAGGTGCTACTAAACTAAGTTCATTAGGTGAAAGTTTAACTAAGAAGTTAAGTAACTATCTGACAGTTCCTAAAGGTTATGAGTACACATTCATACCTACAGAAGACAAGCTTGAAGGTAATAGAATGTATCAATTAGTTTTAACTAATGGTGTTAATACTATACCTATGGCTAGAGTAACTAATGGTACAATGACTGATGAAACTAAGGCTAATGCTATTAAGAGTTTAATACTTGATAATGGTAACTTTAGACAAGATGGTAGTCAACCATTTGTTAAATGGCAGGTTAATTACAATGACTTTAATGCTAAAGAAGGTGAATCTGATGATGCTAGAAAGGCTAGATTAGGCAATGCTAGTGATATATTTGATGATAATATACTGGAATCCAGTAGAACCTCATTCAAATATACTATTAGAGGTATTGATATTAATAGTCCCTTTAAACAGGATGGTAGTAGAACTCCAGTACCTACACAAGTAGTTGCTAATCAAGTTAATGCTACACAGGGCAAACCTATTAATACTCCTGTTATTGTAGCTACAGACCAAGTTAAAGTGGGTGATGCTATTGTTGACAGTGAAACTGGTGCTACATTAAAAGGTGAGGTTAAACCAGTATCTAATCCTGCTATAGATAAAGCTAAACAGATAGCTAATAAAATAGTTGAAGATAGTAAGGAGATAAGATTAGCTGATGATAACTCAGGTTATGTAGATAACAATGGAGTTAGATATGCTAGAGTTACTTCTATTATTCAAGCTGATGAACATGCTGGTGAAAGATTTGACCCTGCTAGTCCTTGGATTATGCCTTCAACTAATATAGGAACATCAGTAGATGAGTTTGTAAGAGACTTCTTTGCAGGTGAGTTCTTTGATGAAGATGGTAAATTATTGAATGATTATTATTTTGATTATCCTAATGCATCTCAAAGTCAATGGAGGAAATTTGCTAATCAATTAATGGGTCTTAAGAACTATAATGATGCTCAAGGTCTTACAATAATTCCTAGAGATGTAACTGTTACTGGTACTGTCAAAGTGACTGACACACAAGGTCAAACACATGATATACCTGTTGCTGGAACTCTTGATTTACTTGCTTATGATAGCCAAGGTAACTTCCATATCTTTGATATGAAGACTAATAGAAGTGGTATTAGTGATGAGAAAAGAATGAAATATGCTAAACAGGTCTCAATGTATCAGAAGTTCATTGAAGATAAGTATGGTATTAAAGTAGCTTCTCTTAACATTATACCTATTAATGTTAGTTATCCTACTCCTTTAGGATTTGGTAATGGTAAAACTGCATATGAAATAAGTGAAGGTAATCAATTACTTGCTAATGGTGAAGAGTATATGGATTCTAAACCTACTCTTGAAGAAGTAGGTGCAGTACCGTTTACTGATGTAAATATTCAATATGATAAACTTACTGACAGTGAGAAGCAAATGATTACTGATATGTTACCAGCTGAGGTTGAAGTTAAAAAGGTAGAAATACCTGATGCTGAGACCACAGTTAATAAGAACTTAGGTTTAAAGATGGGTAAAGTTAAAAACAGATTTGCTAAACCAGCTAAGAAAGGACCTATAGTTACTCCTTCAGCTAATAACTGGGAATCAATTAGTGATGAAGTTAGACAAGCTGCAATAACAATGGGATACACTAAAGAGTCTTGGAATAACATGACTGAAGATGAGAAACAACATCAGAAAGAGTGTCTAAGTTAAGCATAGCTAGTATAAAAAAGAAAGGCTAGGGGGATTAACCTCTAGCCTTTTTTTGCATATATGAACATTGTTATTTGGTAAGATTAGCCCTACCATACTGATAACTCTGTGCTGCTTGATATGGATTCTGCATCATTAAGTAGCTTCTCCAATAAGGAAGCATTCTTTCAACTTTATGTGCCCATTTCAAGTCACCTTTCTCATAAGTACTACTACTTGATTTATACTCTTCTTGAGTAGCAAATAGTGTTACTATGTTAACTAGGTCAGTTGCTAAACTAAATCCAACAGGAGATATATTAGTTACTACTAGAGCCTCTTTAACAAATCCCCAAGGAGTATTAAATGCTGCTTGTTCACTATATAACCTACTAGCTGCATAATATAAGAAACCCATAGCTTGATCAGGTTCTTCATCATCGTCATCATCAGGCTTAGCACTTAACATCTTAAGTAAAGTCAATGCTACAATGACAGCCATATCAGCCCAATTTCTTCTCATATTATAATACTGATTAGCTGAGAAACCAGCATTAAGCATCATTTGTTGAGTAGTCTTTGATACTGGAGTAAAGATAGCTCTAGCTGTTAAAGCAAATCCTCCTTTGTCTGTGAATGTAGATGCAATTACCTTAGCTAATGTTCTCATAGAACCTTCAGTTTCAGTACCTAATGTCACACTATAAGCATTAACACCAAACCTTCTTTGTATCATACCTAATGCATAACCCCTCATAGCTAATAAAGCATTACCATAAACATTCTGTTGTATAGCCACTTTATCTGAATTGTTATAGATACCATGCATTCTGTTATTGATTTCTCTGGCTCTATCCATAAACTTAGATTCATCTTCAATACTCCAAGGTCTTAATTCCCCAGTATCTTTATCTAGTACTCTGACACCTTGTTTCATTTGAAGAGTCTTACCTAAATTAGGCTTACTATCATCTATGTTAACTACTTGATAAGCATTGTATAGACTAATAGGATTTCCATTCTCATCAATGAGTTTAGTACCATTGGCTGTAGCAAGAAATGCTATAGTCTGCATATAGTGTTCACCACATTTATAAGGTAAGAATAGATTCTCTCCTACTGGATTTAACTTAACCCACTTAGATTTATTAGTATAGTAATCTCTCTCTTTCTTCTTATTTTCATTAAGAGCATTCATCTGTCTAATAAACAAACTTACCTTATCTTCTTTAACATCATCACCAGCATGTAACCAGTTAGATGGTAAGTTCTTCCAGTAAGTTATATTAGCTCTTTCCCAGTCTTTGACACTAAAGAATTCACCTGATAAAGCCTCTTTGAATATTTCAAGAGAACCAGTACCTAAGTTAACAGCTCCACCTAATACATTACCACCTAAGAAGAACTTTGATGCTAATCCAGTGAAGAATCCTACTACCTTATTAAGTACTACTTTCTTTCCTATCTTAATTTTAGTAGTATTAATACCATACACCTGTTTATCTAGGAACTTCTGGTATCTTTTAAATGCTCTGGAAGTTTCATCTCTTTCAGACTCTGCCCTTATACCTCCTACAGCTCTTCTCTTCAAGACATCTTTACCAATCTCAAGAGTACCTGCAATACTGGATATGCCTGCATAAGTATGTGCCATCCCAGCATAAGCTAAAGTAGATTGAAATAAATCAGTACTTAACTCTGCACTATCTCTTAACTTATTAATACCATAGATAGGAACTCTGTTTAACTTCTCTTTCTCAAATTCAAGTTGATTAGAGAACATATCTTCCTCTATTGTATTATAGGTTTGATCACTACCAAAGTCTCTATCTTCACTATCTTCAACAAAGGTATCTGCCATGTTTCTTCTTAAAGTATAACTAATAGCCTTTCCAGTGCCTTCAGTCATTCTTCTATTTCTGATTTTATTCATAGTAGTACCTTTAAACTGTGGCATTCTGTAGATATTAGTACTACCATCAGGTAGAAATCCATCTAATTCAGCTTTAAGATTCATGTACTTACTTAACCATCCAGCTCTTGGAGTACCCTTAATAGTTTTCTCATACTGTTCACTTAAGTAAGTATCATTAGGATACCATCTTTGTTCAGCTTGATTCCATTGAGAGTGTTGTTTATGCCAAGACTTAACTAATGGTTTAAAGTATTGATCCCACAGTAGACTCTTCTCAAAGTCTGATTTACCTTCAAGGTTAGGATTGTTTGCATAGAAGTCATCTCTACATTCTTTCTTAAACTGTAACCAATCATCTTCATAGTCTCCCCAAACATAAGGTGATACTATGTTACCAGTTAGTTTACCAGTTCTAGGACTTATCTCACAGAAAGCATCTGTATTCTTCTCTCCTATACTATGTAAATCACCTTCAAGTATCTTTAGTCTATCTTGAGTTTGAATAGTCATATCATCAGCATACTTATTAGCTAACTTCACAGTTCTATCAGCTAATTGACCAATAACATCAGAGTTATTTGACATTGAAGCTAGAATAGATTCATGAATACTAATATCTTTCTCCATGTATCTAAGTAAATCTTCAATAGGAATCTTTTCAGCACTAACCCATCTAAGACCTCTTTGACCTTTCTTCCAATCAAATATTACTCTGGCTGCTCTATTTACATAAGTAGAACCCATAGCATCTTCAAGGAACTTAAGATAGAACTCTCTCTGTTTAATTTCAAGAGTATTAAGTAATCTATTGTCACCATTAATAGCCTCATTAAGATTTCTTCTAAGAGCCTTAAGCTGGTTTATTGTGCTTTCATTGACATTCTGTAATCTAAGTCTTGAGTCTTCTGTAGTAGTAGCATCCTTTACTATTTTAAGAATAGCCTGTGCATTAGCAACAAAGGTTCCTACTTCTCTTAATAAAGCTGCATTCTCTGGTGTAATACTAGTTACATTAAAGTCTACTTTAGCTAACTTAGCAATCATCTCAGGTACAGTATCAACCATTAAATCCATAGCTTCTGTAATACCATCTACAGCAATTAAGTCTGCAAATAGTGATGGTTGACTACTGGTTCTACCAGCTTCAACTTGACCTGCTAATTGATTGTACTTATTATAAAGAGACTTATCAATAGCTCTCATCTGTGATGTTTGACTTCTCAGTATATTTAAAACAGACTTGAAGGTAGCAACATTAACAGAGTCTCTAGCACTATACAGTGTCTCTTGGGTTTCAAGTGCATTTTCAACAGTGCCCTGAAAACCAGGTGACATAAAGCCTTGTGCAATAGCATCAGCAGTTCTTACTGCCTCTAATTTAGCATTAGCTATTTCATTGCCTGTGATGTTATTAAAGACTCTTTTAATCTGACCTACTATCCTATTAACTATGTTCTGCCATGAAGCTCTCTTATCTATCTCACCATTAATAGCCTTACCTACTAGATGACCAGCAACTTCTCTTGCAGGATTATCTCTATAAGCAATAGTATTGTATTCATCACCCATTATAACTCTCTGTACATCAGGAGTTAACAATCTCTCAAGTCTTTGAACTAGTGGAGAATTACCTAATGCACCTACAGCAAAGTGGCCAGCTTCTTCAGATAAACTACTATCTATTTGTTCATTATTAGCTACCTTAATTAATTGATAGAGACTATCAGCAGTTTTAGTAGCATTAACAGTACTGTATCTACCATTAATTCTCTCACTGTCATCAAGGAAACTATAATCAACACCAGCTCTATTTAAGTAGAACTTAATTCTCTCTTGTAGACTTCTGTTAGCTATGTTATCATTTAACTGAGCTGCATTAGTATTGTTCTTATTGACTACAGTTAATTCAACCTTACCATTATCCTTATTAATAATAGTAGCCATGTACTTATCATTGTATGGGCTACTTCTATTAAAGGACTGTAGTTTAGGTACAGCTTCATTGTAATCATATACACCAGCACCAATATCTTTATTCAAGGTTTGTTTAACCTTCTCATCATTTAGATTCAGCTTAGTTAGCTGTCTAAGAGATTGAAAGGTTATCTCGCCATTACTATCAAACTTAGCTTCATTAGCTACTCTACTTAAGAATTCAGGACTAGTACCTACAGCATAATACTGCTTAGATACCTCTCTGTCATTAGTGTAATGTAGGAGTGACTTAAATAAGTCACTCTCTACAAATTCACCTTTACTATTCTTTACTCTTGGAATTATACTACACTTATCCATATTAACAAATCTTATTACCTTCTTGGTCAGTTACATTATTAGCTTGAGCTTTCAATGACTCAATAGTATCAATTAAATCTTCTACACTAGCCTTATTTAGCATCTCAATCACTAATGCCTTATCTAAGGTATTATCAGCTTTTAATGCTAAATCAGTAGCCTGTCTAACTAATTCTTCTGTACTCATACTAGTATCCACAGTATTAACTACTTCAGGTTCAACTGATGTATTACCATCCTCTTGAACTTCAGTATCAGCTATTGTGCTTACTGTCATTGAGTTAGAAGAATATTGCAAAGACTTCCCAGATTCACCTAAAGCATCAACCTTATAATAGTTAATACTTCCAGTAGTACTGGCATTGAATACTTCATCATTACTATTACACATATATACTATATCATCTATAACAATAACAGGTCTAAAGTAAGATACTCCTTTCTCTTCACTAGGTAATAAGAATGGATTACCTTCTTTACCTAGCTTCTTTACATCAAGAGTAAAGCTGCTTACAGCTACTCCATCACTAAAAGCTAAGTTACTTATAAGTCTACCATTTCTTCCTTTAGGATGAAATACCAGTCTGTTATTATCTAAATGATTAAGTAAATACTGTTTAGCAAACTCTTGATTATTAACACCAATCCTACTCTTTTGTACATCATTTAAGAAGTCAACATAAGATTTAGGATTACCATTATAATCATATCCTACTTGCACAGCTAATTTAACTTCTGTAGGAGCTAAGTTCATAAAAGCCATAGGACTATAAGTAAAGCCAAGCTTGTAATAGTTATACAAGAACAGAGATTGTGCTAATTCAGCAGTCTGCTCATTCCTTAATAAGTCCCCCCAACTCTCTTTAATTTCATCCTTTTGATAAGGTGCTAAACCACCTATATCCTGAATATTCATGCTTACTTTACCAGTCTTTTCATCAGTAACAAACTGCATATATTGGAATATAGGCATAGACTTCATTGTAGGATTAGCTTCAAGGATATTGAATAAACCTTCAGGAAATACCTCTGTGAAATACTCTCTAGCTGTAACTTCTTCACCTGCTGCATTAATAGGCATATTCCCATTAAATAAACTATTCTCTTGCTGACTTAACATAAATACCATTAAGTCACTATGAATACTATTAATAGTCTCTGCATCAAGCAAACCACTTCTAGTAAATGCAGCTATTCCTTCTCTAGCTTCTTTATAGGCTTTAGTATTATAAGGATAGAATTTATTGATTACTTTCTCAGCCTTTCTATTCATATCATACATAGCCTGTTCATAAGCAAAAGGATTTTCAAGTAAAGATTCCATATACTCTTGGTCATTCATAGATAATGTTCCTACTTCATTATTCATAGGAGCATTAATACCTTGAGCTACTTTCATCTCAACCTTGAGAGCATCAGCTTTTGTAAATGACTTAACATAAGCAGCTACTTTCATCTGTTGTGCATAAGCATCTCCAAATGTAGAACCTACAGCATTAGATGCAGTAAACTTAGTGTTTCTTACAAACTGAGATACATCATTACTAGCTTCAAGGATTTCTCTAAATAAATCAGCAACAATGATTTGTTTCTCAACAAATTCATCACTCTTCATTAGTTCTTCCTTACTAGTGTTTGCAGCCTGAACTATATTATATGCCAACCTTTCTCTTGAAAGGTCTTCATCAGGTATAGCCTTCTTTAACTCACCATCAACCTCATAATTGTCTAATACATTATCTATCACAGAATTAATATCAGACATACCATTATTAAAGCTGTATTCACATATATCCTTAATAATAGGTTGATTGAATAATAAACCTATATCCTCAGTAGTAAAACCAAGTCTTGCTAACATAGCACCAGCATCAGCAGTAATAGTATTCAAGTTCAAATAGTTAAGTACTGGGTCCTTTACAGCATCTACTGATGCAGCTAGAAACTCAGCAACATTCAAACTAGTATCTATTTCACCATTATGAAGTAAATCAGAATAACTTTTACCTGCAAATGTAATAGGCTTCTTTAAAGAAAACTGTTCCATTAATGAAGCAAATGCATGATTAGTATTTTGATTTGCAAAGATACCAATCAATTTACCTGCAACATTATTCTGCTGGTTATAAATAACAATAGTCATTGGGTCACTGGGATCATAATTAGGCTCTGGATCAGTTAGACTTCCTTCATCAATAGCTTTATTAATACTTGAAAGGTTAACAGTCTTATCTTGATGATTGACTTCTGCCTTACCAAACATTAACTCTCTCATAACTCTGGCTGCTTTAGAAGCATTAGCAAAACCACCAGGAGTATATCTATCCTTAAAGGTTTCAACATCACTTAATCTTTGTTGAACTAAGTGAATAAGCATATTGTTTCTAGCTGCTTTAGTATTCTCAAGAGGAGTTTTGCTAAAGTCATACTCTTCAAACTTAATATAGCCTCTATCAGCTACAAACTGATTGAAAGCTGCTTGATATGAATAAGGTAATCCAGCTTTCTCCCAATACTTATATAGTCTGTCTAATGATTCAGTATCTTCTTCTCTTGCTTCTTGAAGAACTGCCTTCAAATTAGGATATGTATCATAGAACTCTGACCATATATTCTTTATTTCCTCTGATGTAAGTTGTCTTTGTTGATACTCATTTCTCATGAAATACAACTTATCAATATCAAAGTCAAAACCTGCAATAGTAGTTCCCTGAGGTGGTACTTTGATAGTACCTCCAGCAGTCTTATGACTAAATCTTTTTACTCTCAGATTAATCATTGAGTAATCTCTTTCAGTTGGAATTCTATATGCAAGTAAACTAAGTATATTAGGATAGGTCTTTTCAAGAATAGTATTGCCATCTTTATCAACTTTAAGAGTACCATCTTCATTACAGTAGGTCTCAAAGTCTAATGAGTGTTCTTTACCAGTATTATCAGTATAAGTTAAATCCCAAGGAATCTCACATTCAGCATACAATATATTATTAGGATTATTAGGGTCTGTTACATATCTCAAACCACCATCTTCCTCATAACCAGTAATACCCATAGCTGATACTTGAACAGCACTACCACCTTTAATAGATTGTTTGTTAACCATCTTCTTAAAGAGACTAAAGAATAAAGCTGAACTATCATGCTCTAAGCCACCTTCAAATAAAGGTACGGTAAATTCACCTCTTTCATTTAGTGCATAAGCCATCATGTTATCTTTAGACTCTCTACTATTATTAGCTGTAGTCTGGATTAACCTGTTGCTTATCTTATTAGCATCAGATACTGCATTCTCAAATAAATGATAAGAATCAATGATATTGGCAGTAATAAGAGAGTTATAGAATCTTACAAGATTACCACCATTCAACTTAACATTACCATATTTACCACCAAGATTAACTCTCTTTCCACCTATATAACTACTGCAGTCTTTAAACTTTCCTACCTTAGCCATAATAAGCTTTCTTACCTGAGTACCAAATAACTGAGAGCTATTAACATGCTCTGGAACATTAGTCTGGATTCTATAGTCAGCATAGCTTAACTGATGAACATAACCTTTATTCATTGCATCATTGATAGTTCTTGAGTCTACATTGCTAATATCAGTAGAACCAAATCCACCTACCTTAACAATCTTAGTAGAACCAATCATATCTATAGGCTCACTCTTACCAGTTTCAGGATTTACATGCTCTTCCATCCAATAAGCTATATCTCTTAACTTACTTCCAGCAGGAAGAAGTTCAGGTATAAGAACTGCTTCTGCATATTTATGTTGAACAGGTATCTTTAGCATAACTGCTTCATTGATACTATAGTTCTCAAAAGAGAATAAATAAGGCTTAATAGGTTGAAATATAACAGCTAAATCTGAGATAGACTTGATATCTTCCATTGATGGATTTTCATCTTTACCTATCTTAGACCTAATAGATTGCATCTGATTATAAACTGCTTCCATTCTTTCATCCCACTTACCAGCCATACCCATTACCTTCTTATAACTTTCAAGTGTTCTATAGCCCTGACCATCTGTAAGAGTATTCTTCTTATACATCTTATAAACATCAGAGTTTTTACCAAAGTGACTAGCAATTGCTGCCATGAACTCTGGATCAAACTTCTCTGCATTTACATCAATATCATCAAAGTAAACTACTCTTTCAATACCATCATTGCTATATCTTTCACCTGTAAATGGGTCAATAGCTTCTACACTTAATGCAGAGCCAGGAGCATGAATTTCCTTATATCTCTTTTGAAGGTCTTTAGTTCCTTTATAGAAAGAAGGATCAATAGTCATCATCTGTAACTGTTGGATAGTAGCAAACTTTGTATTCCAGTAATAGTCTGATAATACTTGATCTATAGTTCTATTACCCTTAACTTCTTGACTCAAATAAACATACTGACTATTTTGCTGTTCAAGCACTCCTAATGTATTAAGTTGTTGCTTGAACTTAGTAACAGAATCATCCATATAAGCTCTAATAGCTTGTTTAACAGTCTGTTCAATGTTACTTTCTTTAATCATTCCAGCATACTTAGGTTCATTTAAGAAGGAAAGTAGGCTAAACTTATCTGTATTTCTTGAAAAGTTATCAATAGCCTTTAACCCTTGGTCCTGCATCTTTCTATTAGCAGCCTTGGCTAACTCCATTCTTCTCTTCTCTTGAATATAGACATTGTACATACCATCAAGTATCTCTTGACCACCATACCTTTTAGCTTTAATAAACTTAGCTACTCCACTATCACCTAAGATGAATACAGGATACCAAGCATATTGACTATTAGGACTAATTTGTTTTTCAGAGAAATACTCATTGAGCATTTGTACTATATGCTGTTTACTGGTGAAGTCCTCAAACTTAAGTTTATCTGTACCTAAGAATCTCTTAAAGGTAAAGTTTGCAGCAAAGTTATCTTCAGTACTTAAGTCACTATTATAGAGTTCTTCTAACCACTTGTTAAGTATCTTACCATCATATTGAAAATAAGAAGAGTTGAGATAAGTAGTTTCAAGCATTGCTTGAAGTCCTTTCTTGTCAGTAGCTTTCACAAAAGAAGCTATCTTATCAAATCTATCTCCCATGAATGATGGAATAACGTTACTAAGGAATGTATTATCACCATACCTAACTCTACTTTCAAGTTTTAGCCCTTCTCTGCTCTTAGCAACTATTGCCAGTACTTTAGTAATCTTTTCTCTAAGGACACCTTTCTTCTCATTACTGGAAGCTCTTTTGATAAGCTCTTCATAACTAATCTCCTTTTTACCTTCTTGTTCTTCTTTAGTTAGATTAAGACCAAACTTAGCTGCACCTAACAGTTCTTTGTTTAATGTCCTAATATCTCTGTTTCTAGACATTATTCTATCTAAAGTTTCACCATCTATATCAATACCAAGGGACTCAGTAGCATCAATTAAGAATTGTTTCCTCTCTAATTTAGACATCATCCAGAACTTTGATTTCTCATTTATTCTTTCAGGTTCTGCTAGAGTATCAACTATTTTATTCTTAATTCTCTCTAGTCTAATTGGCATAACTCTAGTACCAATACCACTCTTTTCAAAGATACTGTTCCTAGGATTAACTACCTTACCAAGCTTAACTGAAGTTAAGAATGAACTAAAAGGAGCATTACCTTTAATTCTATTAAGTAATGCTGTCTTATAAGTTCTTATTCTACCTTCCTGCCTTTCAGTTTGCATAGAATAAGGCTGGAAGTTCTTCTTAAAGTCAGTATAGAATTGAGTTCTTATTTGAGGATTTTCTAACTCTTGCATAAATGGAGTTACCCATCCAGCAGTACTACTATACTCTCTAAGAGCATTCATCATTTCAGTTTCACTGCCTACACCTCTAAGTACATCAAGTAATTCCTGATGCACTCTTACAGGGTCCTGCATTACAGGGAAACCTAAATCATCCAGTACAACTTCACCATCCTTATATACTGGAACTCTACCAATAACCTTTCTAACTTGCTTTCCAACTGAGCCAAAAGAAGACTCAAATTCAGCTTGTTCCATCCAACCTTCTCTCTTAGATTCTTCCATAACAAACTTCTCAGTCATATCATTTTCATTGAAGTTGTTAGGATTAGAATCATCAGCAAAGTTAATGTCTTGACCTAATTTAAGGTCTTCTGCATCTCTAATTCTAATTTTTGCAAAGGATATTAAGGCTCCCCAGTTATCAAATACCTTTTGGTATTTAGCTGCTGTTTCAGTATCATTCTCTTCTATAGCATCACTATATTGTGATTGAAGAGTATCATATATCTCATTAAAGATACCAGCTACACCACCAGCTTGTTGACCATCAACAGTAAATCCAGCTATAATATCTTTTCTACTTACAGAGGGATATTCCTCCTGAACAGCATCTACAATGTCTGAGAACATGGTGGAAATCATACTGATTCTGTTGAATCTCTCTTCTGCATTAAAATCATCTCTTAACTGTGTATAAGACACAGCAGGACTATTTATAGCATCAAGAAGTCTCTTAGAGTCTTCTTTACTAAGACTCCTTCTGAACTCAATAAGAGTTTCAGCAGTTGGAGTTCCAGCTTCAGGATTTCTTTCCTGATATAAGCCTCTAAGATTAGCAACTAAGTATTTATTCCATCCTGTTACCTTACCAGCTATTACATCATCCAGACCTTTCTCTGGAGTATAACAAGTCTTACTCATATAACATTCAATTAATTAGTTAATTACTTTGCAAAAGTAGAATATATTTTTTAAATAAACAATAGAATAAGTCCAAAAGTTCCATAAGAAAAGAATAATCCTTATAGAAAAGAAAAAAGGAGTAGATTTAATCTACTCCCTTCTCAAACATTCTTTCTGTAATAATAGAACACACACATGTACTCTGACTCCTTCCAGCCTCATACTCTTCAAGTGTGATTTTCTCTTCTTTCCAAGAGTAATCATAGTTCTTTCTATCCCATCCATCAGGGTCTAAAACCTTAGGATATGGAAATATAGATTGCCACTCTTCAGAAGTTTTCTTAATAGGTTCATCCATTACTCAACAACATATTTAGTACCTCCTAAAATGATCCATCTGATGGTATTTATATTAACAGGTCTAACATTGTTAGTATCTTCAATGTCCATGTCTATGCAGTTATACCTGCCATCTCTACTCTCAAATTGAATCTTGAAGCCTCTTAATACTCTGTCTTCACCTTCTTCATAAGGTAAGATAGGGTTCTTAATTAACTCCTCAGCAAACTTCTTTGCTGCATCAGCAACACCCTTTTTATTCTTTTGAATAGTATCAATCTCCTTTGAGAAATCACTAATCAAAGTAGCAATCTCAGCATTAAGCTTTCTTTGAGATTTAGGTGTATCCTGTTTCTTGAAACAAACAGTAGATACTTGAGAACCATGAATACCTTCAAAGATACTTCTGATACCTAAAGTACCATCTTTCTTATCTTCTCTAGTTACCTTTACTTCATTAGTAAAGTCATCAGCGGATTCAAGGTAATTATGGATATACTCTTTTCCTATATAAACCATATCACCACTTTCTAGATGCCTCAACTTAAAGTTTAAATTACCATTATCTGCTAATACTTTGTAATGAGAACTTTCACTTAATACATCTCCTACTTTAAAAATTCTTTATCATACTTTCTTCTATTTAATAATAACCACCATGCTTAACATAGTAAGCAATACTTAATATTATAGTGCCAACTGACACTAATACTCCTGCAAGAAATCCTATCCAAAACATATTAATCAGGGTTAGATTCATTGTATAAATCTACTAAATTACCATTCTCATCATAAGAAGTGCTCCTATATCTCTTTAAGTCTAATTGAAACTTCTTAGTATTAGCATATCCACATGACTTCATAAACTCAGGGCAAAAACCTCTATATATACACTCAGGAACACATTTATCCACAAGTACCGGGTCTACTTCTTTGATGGCAGATAATACCTGTTTCCATGCTTCATGAGTTTCTTTAGATGCACAACTACACAGTCTCTTCCTTGAGATATTTATAATAGCCTGTGCATTAGCTGTCATATCCATATCATTAAGACTGCCTTGAGGCAATTCATCTCTTGGAATATCAAGATTTCTTCTATCACCTCTCTGACTATGTACAAATTTTTCACAACCTTCATGATGTCTTACTAAATGGACTGTAACCCATTGTTTAATCTCTTCCCATGACCAATCATATTCAACCAACCTTATAGGGCTATGCTCTGCCAATAACATTTTAGCTTCCCATTCTTGAGAAGGTTCTTTGTTTAAAGGTCTTTTACCTATAGTTCTTCTTGCTGCATTTAATGCTCTCTTCCAAGAAGTAACCTGTTCTAATCTTACAATTTTACTCATTCATCCAGAACTACAATTTCATCAACATTAAATTCTTTAGGAAACTCCCCACTGTTAGCCTTATCTATAAAGGCTTCTTCAATCTGTCTACCAGTTGCATCCAGTGGTAATTCTAATGTATCATAATATGATATAGTTACACTAACAAACCTTGTACGAGAAACATTCAAAGGCTCATTAAATGGTGCATTAGGATTATTTTCTGCTCCTAGTGGTATGTTATCCATAATCAATCGTTATTAAAGAATTCAACTGTTTGTTCAGCCATTAACCCACAACAAGGTGGAACAACTATTTCCTCTGTCTTAGTTATAAGATAGTCTTGTGGACTACCATTATACATACCATTAGCTATCAATATCTGATTAGCTTCTTCTGCATTGGATGCTTTCACCATTGCAATACCTTTACCAATAGCTCTTAAATCATATGTAATCACCCATAATCTAGGTGGAAAGAATGATTCCTGAGCTGCCTGTTCAATTACACTTTCAACTGATGCTTCTATCATATTAATAATTCCTCATATTATAGCATTTCTCACACAATCCTTCATGAGTTGCAGGCTTACCACAGTATCTACATCTCTCAACTGCATTAAAACCTAACTCTCTACTTGATTCAGTAGAATTATCTACCACATCTTGTATAAGATCAAAGGCTTCTCTAAGAAGTTCTCTTTCTCTTTGAGTTAAACACATGCTATCAGCAATGTTACTTCTTGAAGCTAAACCTTTAATCTCCCAAAGAGTTCTATTTCTAACTCTCCACTTTATTTGCTTTTCTGTTGCCATAATTATTCAAGATAATGTTGTTGCTGCAAGATGCCCTCATAGCCATTATAGGTAGCTCCTACTACATGCTCTAAGTCTGCATCTTGATATACTGAATATCCATAATCATCTTTACGATTAGTAGCTTCAAGTATTTCCATAGCTCTTATAGAATTTCTTGCTGCTACAAGGACCATCCCATTACCATAAGCAATGTCATATTTGCACACATAGAGATAAAGGTTTTGTTTATTACCTCTATCCCTATTTGGTGCATTATTAATAGGGCTTACGTAAATTCCTTGCTGTGTCATTTTGCCTTATCCATCCACATTACTGTCATAATGGCATAGTTAGCCATGTCTAAGAGAGTATCTCTGATAGACTCATCCTTAACTAGATTAGCATCTTTAACACTAACTGCTGGATATTCAGGATTCTGAACTGTCTTACGAGTAAGACTTTCAATCCTATTCATCTTATCACCTAGTCTTACAACAGATGCTATTAGTCCAAACTTGTCAAGAGATTTATCAAAGGAATTACCATAATCATGATTCTTCTTTTCATAAGTCTCAGCCATCTTTGAGGTAATACCTTTAAAACTCTTAACTAATTCATTGCTGCTACCATTTACTTGAAAGGTAGTAGTGAAATAGGTGTTAAATTCATAAGACTCAACATACTTAGAATTACCAAACTTATCTCTAATTACTACTCTTCCAGTAGAACTTACACCAAGTACAGTATATGTACACCCTTCATCAAAGTAAGTAAGACTTTTTATACATTTAACTGTATCTCCTGCTTTTATTGAAGAATTACAATTGTTAAGTATAACAGGCTCAAATACAGTAATAAACTTCTCCCATGAAAATGTCTTATGACCATTATCTGTTTTAATATCTACATTATTATTTTTATCTATATTTATTATAGGATATGTGTTATTCTGAACAAGATCAAAGCCAGTCTTTCCTGTGTATTCATAAAAATCACCTACTTTTACATCCATTAGTTTCCTCCCAATCTTTTAATGTTACAAACTTGTCAAGGAATTGTCTTTTCTCCCTAACATAATGATGTCCATTCTTCATGCTAACATATAGAACAGCATCAACCCATTCACCACTATTAATATCCTTCATCTTAACTATACCTTTAACTAGGTATTGGTTTTTAGTTTTAGGATAAACATAAATCTGACTCTTTTGAGATTTATTTGAATAATAAAGTAGCCCTGCCAATATAGCAAGGGCTACACCTATCCCAATTATTAATACATACATTTAGTGAATCCAATGTGTTCCTATTTCAGGAACTGCTTTAATTTTTACACTCTTACAGAATAATGATGCAGCATACTCCATACACTCACTTAACTTAGTAGCTTCTTCTTCTGCTATTTCAACAGGGGGTTCAATTAAATACTCCATTTAATGTTACAGGTATATCGATTCCACATACCCTCTTATAGTTTCCTATAAGTTCGGACTATATCTTATATAGATACTTTCTTTAGCATTGCTGCTAAAGTCCTTCTATCTATATCTGTGCTTTTCAACTCCTCTTGGAGCTTACTCCATCTCTGGATAGTCTCTGAACTCCATCTTTTATAAGCATAGCATTCTAAAGGATACTTATCTAATATCTTTGTAATCTCAAAAGCACCTTCATACTTTGAAACTCTAAGATACCAAAACTCCCTCCCATCCTTCTTTCTTTCAATAGTAAGTTTAGGGAATATATTAAATCTATTAAATAAGGGAATAAACAACTCTTCTTGTATATCCTTAGGGAAAGCTTGTGTGTTAATGTTATAAAACAGTTTATCTTTATGAAGACTTCCATCATCATATATCCACATTGCTAATCCTAATTCATCTAACTCATTTAATATATTTTCTAAGGTAGAATCTCTAACATAACTTATTAGTGTATCTCCTCTAGTTCTAAGAGTATAAATCTTAGTACCGGAATATCCATTATGCTCTATACTATTTATATTAGTAGTATTACATAATTCTCCTAATAAGTTTTTCTTGAATTCAAGATATTCCTTATACTTACAATTAGTAGTATAATATGCACCTAATCTTTCATTAGGTGAGGAAGATAAGTGACCATCTCCTAATCTACCACTTATTAAAACTTGCTTTTGCTCATTATTAAGACAAAGCTGCTGATTGCCCATTCTTGTATTCATAATTTTATTCATATTATTTCATGTACAAGGATAAGTAAAAATTATCACATATACAAATGTATAGTATCTTACTTCTTTAGGGGTTTCCAGCAATTAACACAGTTTAAACACGACAAGTATTGTTTATCGTGTACATCATTTGGTATTAGAACTTTAAATATTCTATTACTATCAATCAAGTGTTCAAAATATAATATACCAGCTATTTTGGTCATAGCTGCTGCTGTACCCTGACTAGTATAATTACATGATTGATTCTCTGATGAACTCCTCCTTTTAGCAAGATGTTTAAACACCTTAACTATAACAGTCTCCCAGTTAATGTCAATATATTTCGTTTCTACTTTATCACCTTTCTTTACCTTATATTCATACCTTATAGCTATAGCTGAAAGAGGCTCATTGTTAGCAAACTTCTTAGCCATTTCTTGAAGTACAGCATTAGGTACATCCTCTATAACCATACCAGATTCTTTAGCCTTCTTATATAATTCCCAGAACTCAGAACCCATGTTATTCTTCCTCTTTTCAATACCTTTAAGTATAGGCCAATCATAAATATATGCCCTTAATCCAGTATATTCTGAAATAAGAATGTAACCTCTCTCCCACATCTTTCTCTTAGATGTCTTGAAGAACCTATCAATACCCTCAAATACAGTAAAGTATGTCTTGAAGCATTTTTCACAGAAGTCAAGAGATTTGCCAGTATTAGCTGCTAATGCACTGGCTGTTCCATTATAATTAAATGTAAATCTAGCAGGTTTAGCTGCATCTCTTAAATCCTTCCTCTTTTTCTTAACTTCTTTCTCAGGTATATCTTTAAGTTCATCTGGAAATATCATCTTAGCTACAAAAGCATGACCATCTCTTTCAGCAGGATCATTATAGAAATCTATCCATGCTTTATCCTGAGTTAATTCAGTAAACACGTGACCTTCTTGATCTCCATAATCACAGTCTATAAGACAGTTACCATCATTAGGTATAAAACATGCTCTAGTCTCTTCATCTGAAGGTAACTGTTGCACATTAACACTCTTATCTACTGCAACAATCTCATCTACACTTACCTCAGTTTCATCCTCAGCTATATCATCATCTTTAGTTTTACCACCACCTTTCTTACCTCCTTTACCACAAGATAATCTACCAGTATCCATCATTTGATTAAAGGTAGGGTGTATTCTTCCAGTAATAGGGTTAATAGCATCAAGGAAGTTTTGACCAAATGAAGATACTACTTTAAATGCTGCTGAATACTCAAGATATAGGGGAAGAATATCACTCTTCCCCTTTTGCTTACCTAATACTTTAGAGTCTACAGACTTCTTTAACCTTCCAGTCTTCTTATCTTTAGTCCATAATTCAAAACCCAGTTCCTCAAACAAAGGAATTACTTGTTTATTACTATTCCAATTGATAATGCATCTGGGTACAGACTCCTCAAATAAACTTCTCTGTGGGTCTATAGCTATATACTTCCCCTCACTAGCCTTAGCCCTTTTCTTTTTACCTCTTCTAGTGGTAGTATCATAAGCTATTACTGCATCTTCACCTTTAGAAAGTACATAGTTAAGCACCCACTCATTCAATTTACTCTCAGCTCCCCTAAGTCTGGTCTCATCTTTAGCCATTTTAGCTTTCCACTTAACCACATCTAATCTAATACCACAGAACTCAATATATGCAAGTACTCTAACAAACTTGTTTTCAATATCAAGAGCATTAATTTGCCCCCTAGCTTTGATTAATTCTAACTGGCTATTCATTATATCTTCAAGCCATACTACATCATTAGCTGAATATATAATCACTTCATCTGTCAGACCTGCATGTATTTTACCTCTTACAGTCTTATCTAAGTGTATCTTTAGATATCTCTCACAACAAGCTTGTAATGATAAAGATATAATGCCTGGAGGAAACCCTAAGAATAGTATCTTTTCAGCTAAGAAAGTATCATAGACATTTCTTACTACAATCCCTTCTTTATATAACCATCTTAAATCAAACTTAGCATTATGAATTATGAATAATCTGTCACTTTCAAGGAAACTTTTATATTGTCTTACATCTATAGTAAGACAATCAATTACTACTTGAAAATCTTTATTACCTAGTTGGAGTAACAATAGTTGTCCCTGCCATATTTCAGTACCTTTAGTCTCACTATCCAAACCTACTATCTTTAATTCTTCCAGTAGCTTAAGTGATTCTTCTACTGAAACACACTTAAAAGGCCTATCTTCATTGAAGAAGCTAGTTTGATCAGTGACAAAGTAAATCTGTTTACCATAATACTGAATAGTCTCTGTATAAATCTCCTCAAAATGCCAATCTGTAACCATATTATTCAAAAGTTATGCTGTAACCATATCCATTAGTGTAGTTGATAGACTTAACAATAGCATCAGCTTCATTAAGTCTTTCACCTACAGCAATAATTGAACTTCCAGATGGTTGTATGTACATCTTACCATTGGGTAAATACCCAGCAGTAATAACAGGATAACTAACTTTTAAAGTATAAGTTTTAGATTCACTTCCATCAGGCTTCTTTAACTTCTTTAAATAGTTAGTATCATCTCCTCTTGATTTAAGTTCAATTATATCTTCCATCTCCATAAATACCCTTTACATGATTTTAATCTCCCTGCAATACAGTTACTTATAGTGGAAGGAGAGGCTTCAACTACCTCTCCTGCTTCTATTAAAGAACCGTATTCTTCTAAGTTATCTCCTGAAATAGAACATCTAATTACTTTTTTAGAATTAAAATGATTAGATTTTGTAACACCCCTCATTGAACTAGGTTTTCCATACATAGGGTTATTACTGCCCATATTAACCACTCTCTTTCTATGAGTTGTTACTGGGTTACGATTATTCTCGCTAGGAGTGCACCATCTAAGATTAGTAACACAGTTATTTTCTCTATTACCATCTATATGATCTATTTGAGGAAGATTATCAGGATTAGGAATAAAAGCTTCTGCTACTAATCTATGTATAAGTTTAGTAATATACTTGCTAGACTTGTATAAATTAACTTGCATATAGCCTGTATCTTTAGGTTTAAGTTTTAAAGTACCTTTAATTCCCTTAACCATTCCTAAATTACTAATCCAATATTTCCCTTCAAAACCATTAACCTCTTTCCATTCTTCTATCATATCGTATTATATGCTACCATTTCATCGAAATCAATAATATATTTATATTTTTGAAAGAAGGAGCTTCCTAAAACTCCTGAAAGATTAACACCAAAGTCACTCTTAAGATTAGAGAATGCAGCATCTAAGTCCATAACATAGAACTCTTCACTATATGTCTTACCTCTATAAGTAATATCAATAGATGTTTTATCTACTTCCTTTCTATTACCATCAGAACCATAGATGGTGTTCTTTACTCCAGTAGGACTATGTTTAATATCATTAGTTGCTGATTTGTTGATTATAGAATCACTGGCACCTGTGTCCAATAAGAAGTTTAACTTCTTTTCTCCACACTTGAAAGTTACAATAGGAATGCCAGTTAAATCCAGAGTTTCTCTGAATGACATTCTATATGCCTGTGCTCTCTTTTCTTTCTTTCTATAGACATCAACAATCTTAGCAAAGAAAGTAGCTAAAATTACAAGTCCTATTACAAATAAAATATTCATTATCATGTTCTTACATTTTATTTTGGGTTATTACTTAACACCAGTAGTTCCAAACCCATCTCTGTTATTACCTTCAAGTTTGTCTACACTCACAAGCTTAATCTTGTTACTAAACAACCATCTAAGCTTCTGCCATATAGTTGCTTTTTGACTCAATTGAACTCTGAATTGACAGATTCTATCACCTTTATTAATAGTTGTAGCTTGGAAAGCAATAGCTGGGAATCTCCATTCATCATCATTACCACAATATGAATTATCAATAACTCCCTCACTATTAGCACACATTATTCCTAACTTTGGAGTACTGCTTCTTGGTAATACTACTGCTTCAAAACCTTTAGGCAATTGCATAGCAACACCAAGCTTAATCAGTTTGAAGTCAAAGGTGACATCTCTGTGACTTACTATCTCACCATTAATAGTTTCTCTCTTTCTAACACCAGCTTGTGGTGCTTTAAAGCTAACTGTTTCTGCTGCTCTGAGGTCCACCCAATCACCAGAATCATGAATATAAGGTTTACAACCTTCTGTTATAAGTCTATACTTAATTTTCATAATGTTTTCAATAAATCTTCTTTAGTTTCAAATACATACTTTTCTTCAAACCTGATTGGACCACCAGGAACTACTATATCACTTGCATAAGTAATATGCTCACCTTTATATACATCAATAGAGTAATGTACTCCCATGATTTTTATGGGAACTGCCCTGTTATTGTGCATAACAAAGGCAGAATCCCCCATACTATATTTAGTTTCAATCTTCATTTTTCCAGAATCTATTTGTTATATCAAATAATCTACCATCTATTACTTTGTATAGTCTTTGATTGGTAGTTCTACTGTTAAGAGGACCTAAGAATTCATCATATCTTCCCACTTTAATATAATCAAAGTTTTCAAGATTGATTTCATTACTTATAGTATCTCTTCCACTATACCAAGCTGTTCTTATAGAGAGTTCTCCCTCCTTTAATACTTCTGCCAGTTTGTTAATATAAGAAGGCTCACTGTCTCCACCCATGAAGGAAACACAAGTTATACCAGTATTCTTACTACATAGTTGTAGTAATTCTTCAAAGGTAAGGTCAGTGCCAATATCCTCTGCCAAGTAAAAGCTATGACAGCCCTTACAGTGACATGGACAATTGCTTATATTTATGGCTAAAGTGACTTCATCAGGAATCTCCTGCATTACTATTTTAGTATCTACATATTTCATTTATACACTCTTTTAGTTGCATCCCATTGTCTACCTTCATCATACTTACTTACTGGTCTCAAGAATCCTACAACTCTTGTCCAAGTCTCCATAGGAGCACCACACTTAGGACATTTATCCATAGCATGTTTAGTAATATAATGACACTCCTCATTAGTACACTCACTATTAGGAATGTTATAAGTGAAATAAGAAGTTCCCTTCTCTGCTGCAAAGTCCATTAACTTGAGATACTGTTCTTTACTTAGGTGTTCTTCAAGATTACAATGAAGACCTACACCACCATCAAGAAGCTCTGTAAACTCCTTTCCATGCAGTTTAAATCTATCAAGAATACTTGTATTATCATCCCAAGCATTATAGAAGTAGCTGTTATAGATTTTAGTATCATTAGGAACCCAATATTTATCCTCTCTATCCCAGTTATAGTTCTTGGAACTAAGACCTTCTGCTGGAACCAGTTCAGTATTGAATTTAAACTTCTTACTGTTATGTAGTTTATTCTGCTCACTGATAGTACCAGTGATTAATCTACAAAACTGCTTGTAATCTTCATTGTAGGATACTTTCATACCTAAGAATCTTGCAGCTTCATTGATACCATTGATACCAATAGTACAGAACAAATCTCTCATACCAATATAACCAGCAGTAGAAGCATTGAACATACCTCTCTCTTCCCATTCATACAAGATAGTTTTATAAGCTATATGGTACTTATAAACCCTCTCTAATATAGAGACTAAGAATTTCTTAAACTCTTCTTTAGTGATATTATCATTCCATAAGTCTTTAGAAACTACTTCATCATGTTTGTAGGGACCGAAGTAATCCTGAACTATTCTACTGATATTTAGAGTAATAACATTACAACTTCCAGTCTTTACACCAGTAAGACCATTAGTGAAACTGAATACATTCTCCTCAATCTCGTTCCTTAGTCTGCAACAAGAAGCAAGACCATTAGGATTATCACTGATATAGACAAAGAATGAATGGCCTTCACTATGCATCTCTGCTGTGAAGCTCTTATAATCTTCATCAAGATAATTACCTTCTTTATCAGTTAATAATGCCATAGTTTCAACAGGGAAAGTTAGCATAGCTTTGGTTCTCTCCTTATTAAACCACTTCATAAACTTCTTTTGTAGATAAGATACTCTCTCCCATGAAGGTTGTGTTCCATCAGGAAAATAGAAGTCTTTAAATAAAGCCTCCCAGTAATACTTATCATAGTAGCTTATATTAGTGAAAGGAGATTGCCAACCTCTATTCTGTGCAGGTTGATTAATGTAGTAAACTATAGTCTGGAAAGCATCTTCAATCTTCTGTCCTATAGTCTTTCTACTCTTAACAAACTCAGAATCAGCATATATATCCTCTCTTAATGGATAATGTTCACCATAATCTTTTACACAGAAGTAATCAAAGTAGTTAAAGAACTCTCCAAAAGCTACAGCACCTTTACATTGAGCTGACAGTAAGAATACTAAGTTATTAAACTGCCCACAGAAGCTTGATAAGTGACTAGCTATCTTAGGAGTTATACCATCCATATCTTTAATACCACTTGAAACTAATGGATATAATGATACTGCCTCACAATAGTTCTTAGGAACTGCTGAACTGGCTTCATCATGTATATAAATAATATGATGGTTAATATCATCCTCATATTGCTTAGCTACTTCAGGAAACAAGATATTCAACTTATTCTTCATCCTAGTTCTTTGAATAATTCTATTCTTAGTCTTAGGAACTTCTGATTCAAGAGTAACAACATTCTTCATAGATACATTTGCATTAGCGTCTGTCTCTGATGAAGAGGCTGCATTCTCATTAGACTTACTATATTTTTCCATATAGTTAAGCCTATCATTGATTTCTCTTGCTTCTCCATGCTTCTCTCTGTATAGAATATAAGATTTAGCTGCTTTATAATTACCAGTCTTCATAAGGAATGTTTCAACTTTATCTTGAATTTCCTCTACACCAATAACATCTGACTCTTCTACAAGTTGCATAAGAGCTTCTGGCACATAGTCAGGTGTTACCTGATTTACAGACTCAAACGATTTATTAACAGCTGAAATAACTTTTTCTATACTAAACTCCTCTTTGGTTCCATCTCTTTTAATTACTATCATGCTGGTTGTAAATTATCTATTTTCATAATACCATTTCTTTCTTTAGCCTCTTTAGTATATTTACTTGAAGGTTCATTTAGATAATAGTCTAATTCCTCTAAGAGTTTCCTCCAATTTCTGTAGATATTACCTTTATCATCCTTTAAGTCAACTTCACTAAAGTTACCATAGTATCTCCATACAAGTGGAGCTAATGTATATCTGTTAATGACTATAAAGCTATAATGAGCTATCTTGAAGTCCTTGAAGTACTCATCTTCACTAATAACTTGTTGAAGTATATATGTATAAAGCTGAGCTTGTATCATATATCTCCATGTAACAAATGATTGCTCAAAGTCTTCTTCTGCATGACCACTGGTCTTTAAGTCTATAGGATATATAACCTTCTCTTCATGGTCAACTATTATTTCATCGAACATACATCTGACAGATATTCCATTGTACTTAGCCTTAAACTTTAACTGGAATACCTTCTCAAATCTGGTATCAAATGGATTAACATAGAAGAAGTACTTAGTGTAAGGGTTATTCTTCAATTCATTAACACAAGCAACAGTATCATTATAATCTTTCTGAGATAATATCTCTTTATCTGCTGATATAGCTAACAATTTATAGTAATCATTACACTTACTTTTTATAGTTCTTAGTTTAGCTTCTGCACCCCAAGTTGGTTGATAACTAATAGTATGAGCTATTATATCATCATCAGGTATTAACTCAATACTTCTATATTGACTTCCATAACTTTCAAACAAGTCTCTGGCTATTCCTATAAGTGCTTCTGATAATGAAGGAAACTCACATACAGTAAATCTCTCTTTAAAAGCATCAATTCCATCAGTTAACATAGTATCAACTGCTGAGCCAAATCTTAATGCAGGACTTTCTACTTTATCAAAGAGACTACCTAATTTTCTAAATCCTTCTCTATCATACTTACTTAAGGTAGAATAGCTAAAGGCTGGGTCTGCTCTATAGGTAGGTTCATCTACTCTCCATGAAATGTCAACAATACTCTTCCTCATAATTATCAAATTCATCATCTTGTTCAGGCAGTTGCAGTTGGTCTACATAATCATCTACTTCTGTCTTCAATTTTTCCATTTCATCCACATCTAAACCAAGATACTCTTCCCTAGGATTGTTACTACTAATATTTCTTTTAGTCTTAACAATAGCTGAATCAACTAGCTCTTGCAGTGACTCAAAATCTCTTGAATCAATAAAAGTATGAGCTAATGCAATATCACCTTTTGGCAGGTACTGAGTTAATCCTTTTATTCTCTCCACTGGTTCCATAACCTTTAATTATTTCTATAGCCTCTAGAAGCTGTTTCTTAGTAAAGATTTCAAAATACATAGACTTTTGACCAGTCTCCCTATACAAATCCTCAAGATATGCTCTGAATAACTTCTTCTTTATATAGAATACATCATTCTCCATACCTTTAGCCTCTATAACAATAACTACATTATTATATAGAAACACAAAGTCAGGAGTATGTTTTATATCTATTATCTTCTTAAGATTTAATTTAAGAAGCTTAGTCTTCTTATCTTTATCATAGAAAGGTACTGTAGGTCTAAAACCTCTCCATAAGGTGTAAGTAGTTGGTTCATAGAAAGGGTTAAATCCTAATTCTTTAAGAGTCTTGTAAATCATTACTTCAAGTTCTGATTTGAATTTAATTCCATCAAACTCTCTCTTAGAGGCATTAAGTATCTTCTTATTTTCTCCCACCTTTACTAAATGCTGCTAACATAAGGTCTTTCAGTACTTTCTTTGCAATGATAGCATCTTGAATATTTCTAAATGCAGCAAAGTTTCTGAAATTCTTTATCTTGTGAATATCTTTAACCTCTACAATCTCACCTTTAGCCATATCAATAGTATAGATTTTCTCACTATTCTCAATATGGTCTGGATACTGTCTGTCAAGAATTACAGCTACTTCTCTCAATAAGATTGACAGTACTGCACCTTCATTAATGTAAGCAAGGTTATCAAGGTATTTGAACACATTAACAACCTTCCACTTCAGTCTTTTTGCAATAGACATGATGATAGTCTCAAAAGTAACATCATCTACTGAAGGAGGAACAGGTTTCTTGTAACTAATAGCCTCTTCTTCAACTTCCTTAATAGCACCTTCTGAGAGAAGCTTAGCTATAACACACTTATTAAGGCAATTAAAGAAGAACATCTCTCCAGACTTGCATACTAATGCTCCTAAACATTTATCACCTTCACATACAGAATCACCTGTACCTACAAATACATACTTTTCCTTCATAATACTTATTATTTAATTAATACTCTTGGAACCATACTATTGGTTCACCATACTTATCTTTAGTTAATTTACTAATAATTTTAAAGACTGTAGAAGGCATTCTACTACCTATTCTAGCATAATAAGCTGGATGCTTTTCTTCCAGAATGATATTAGATTTACTATTAATATAAGGTACAAATGTCCTAGCTTGTTCACCAAACAGAACATAAATAATACCTGTATTCCACTCTGATAAATTCTTTAATAACTTAGTCATAAATGGTCTCCATAACATAGTGTGGCTACCTACTTTATTCATTTCTACAGTTAATGCAGAGTTTATCATAAGAATTCCTTGATTAGCCCAGCTCTCTAAAGTCTGGTCAAAGATAATACTGTTATGTGGAATTTCAAAATCAACAGCTGCCTCCTTAACAATCTTTAGTGAGGGAGATAAGTCTTCTTCACTTACCTCCTTCCTATTACCAAACAAAATACCTGTTGCTATATCTTTCTGAGGATAAGGTAATATTGTTATCTCTAAGGCTCTTTATCCTTAGATTCTATATGTCACCATATAGTTCGGACTATATCTTCATTATTTCTAATGTTGGGCACTCTTGTTAGGATTATTGTTTGTGCTACTCACCTATTAGTCTCTGAACCTTCTTAGTACTTTAAAAACACTTCCTAAGCTTGGCTGCTGATTGTCTCATTGAGATGTTCCAGCAATTCACCCAATTTATACAGAACCCTTCTTACTATAAGTAATTAACTTATACTGCATTGAAGGAATTATGTAAGGCTTAACTAACTCTACAAATTTAGGAAAATCCTTTGCTTGTAGATACATACTATTATCAATCACTCCTACATTAAAATGTAGATTAAATTTTCTTAATAGCATTTCAGCTAATATTTGCTGCTCTTCAACAGTAAAGGAACAGGTAGAAAATACACATGAATTTTTAGTTACATAACCATCATCCATATACCAGATTGCCATACCAAGAGCATCTATATCTTCTACAAACTCTTTGAACACTCTCTTATGACCATCACAATCATAATACTTTGTTCTAATATTTGTAAAGATAGGATGTAGTCTTGATTTAAATCTAAATCCAGTTAATTCTCTACTATACCTACTATTATTAATTCTATACCCAATAATAGTAGAAGCTAAGTTATATCTATCCAATATAGAATGTTTATATTCTAAATACTCTTTCTGTTTTTCAGAATGAGCAATACTCAGACACATATTCTTAGTAGTTCCACCTACTGAACAGTAGCAACCATCACCTAATAAACTTCCAATCAATAATTGCTTTAGGTCATTTCCAATCTCTATTTCCTTATAATTCTTCATATTATATAAAATTTTAAATAATACAAAGATAAGGTATTTGACCTAATATTGCAATAGTTTAAGCAAATTATTTATAGTCACCCTCTAAAAATCCTGTCCTATCATAACTACCTTCAAGTTATCGTAGGAACATAATGTAAATGCTTTAAACACATCAGGTATATTAGGACATATAGGCTTCCTTATATTGCCTATAGTCTTAGTAACCTTATTTAATTCATTAACATCTATAACCCTAATCCAATCACCAAAGTATTCACTTAGTGTCATACCAACTTAATTTGATCTGCAACTTCAGAAGCTCTAGCACTCAACATGTTATTTATATCCTCATCGGTATAATCACTACTAAATGTAGGAGTTCTTACAAACCTACTAATATCATCAATAATGACTGTAGTTCTTATAGGATGATCATTATCAAAACATCTTATACTTTGACTATATGGTTTTCTAAACTCTGATGATAACATGAAAGGCATTATTTTATTCATAATTGCTTTACACACTACATCACTTTCACTTCTAACAACATCAGAATGAATATACAGTCTGACCTCATCATAAGTAAAGCCTTTTATAGTACCAAAAAATGGATCACCTGGTTGATCATGAAGTATGTATCTACCAACAAGAGTGCAAAGCATAAGAAGTTTTCCATCATTATCAAATATACAGCCTCTGCTTCCAATATAAGTTGTGTCTTTGATAGTGACTCTAGACAACCCTGATTCTGGTGATTCAGCAAATACCTCTGATATAAAACTATCAGCAGTTCTTACAGCAGGATTGTAACCTCTAATATAAATTGGAAATACTACTTCTTTCTTTATATGAGTTATTGTATTATATACAATACTACTACTAATAACCTCTTCAACATGTCCTCTCATAATTACAGGAACTATTATCTCAGGACCAGTTATATCAGCTATAAAGAACTTTGAAAAGACATTATTTCTTTCCCAGTTTATATTTGGACCATAGCTTATATGACTATACTGATAGTGGCTATATGCAGAACTTAGAAAGTTTATAGCATCTTTTAATCTTGAACCTACTCTTGCCATAATTACATCTCTACTTTAAAATACATAGTACTTGCATCATAGGTAGTTAAGAAAGGAACATCTCTTGGAAATACTGGATCACATTCATTAGCTACAAAGTTCACAAATAGATTAACCATTACAGAACCAATCATATTAGCCATGAAGGTAGTTTGTTTGTAACTACATAAAGTCTCTTCAGCTTCAGAGTCATCAAACAACCATTCTTCCTCATAGATTCCCATTGCTCTTTCATCATCACCTTTAATTGCAAACACTTGAAATTCTTCTGCTGCAAGTCTTCCATCAATGAATAAGCATTTATCTTTATCATTTGAATACCTAACATGAGTTTTCCATACTCTATAGAACGTCTTTCTAGCTTCCATGTTATCAAACCCACATATCATTATATCCCTAGCTGGAGTTCCATCAGTAATTCTCTCCCTTAAAGCATTTGCATCATAGAAGTTTGAATACTTCTTCATTGTGTCATACATTGCATTGACCTTATACTCTCCTATACTCTCCCTGCAATATAATTGACCAGACATATTAACTGATTCTACTCTATCATCATCATACATCACTATTTTAAATGGATGCATTCTTGATAATAAGAAGGCAACATAGCTACCAATACCTCCTAATCCAGCTAATAATATAATCTTTGTTCTAATCTTGTCATACCATGAGGCACCACTAAATCTACTGGTAACATCTTCCACTAGAAGAGTAGGAGAGTTAGCAGGGATTTCATTATTCTGAGATTCAATAGCGGCTGCCAGCAATTCTTCTTCCATTGGAGTCAATTCTACATGAGATTCTTCAACTAAAATGGGAATATCTTCAGCAAAGACTTGGTTAACTTCCTCTTCTACAGATTCACTAGTCTGCTCCTCAGATACATTAGTTATTCTAATAATATCACTAAGCACCTCTGCTGCTTGAGCTTCAGGGGTTTGCTCAGAAAATCTATCCATATCAAGTGTAGAACTTGTTCCTGCTTCTATAAGTTGTTCATTATTATCCATATCCATAATTAAATAATATACCTTTCAATCATTTCAATAAACTGATTGATGTATTTTCCTCTATTAGTTAACTTGTTAAGTTTCTCAACTAAATCATAAGCAACTAATGCAGCTAATACATCATCTTCATACTGCTCAAGAGCTGGGTCTTCAGCATAATAAACCAAGAATTCAACATAACCTTCTGCCCAAGCATGAAATAGTGAATCATCTTCAAATCTTTGAGCATATGACTCCTCTCCTACTTTAGCTAACTCTTCAAGTGTTTCATTCTCATACACTCCATAAGAAATATCTCCAGTTACTAACTGTCTTGCAATTTCTTCAATGATAGTAGGATCAACTTTTACTTCACCATATGGAGGTATTACTTCTTCTTGAGTCTCTTGTTCAAATGGAAGTTCTTCCTGTACTGAAGGAATATTCACTGAAGGAACATAAGGTTTATTCTCAGGAATAACATTGCCTCTTCCTACATTAGTCTGATAGTTAAAGGCTGTATTCTTAGGAGTACCAGGCTTAGCATCTTCCCATTGTTTAGTAGTATTATTATATACTCTAGGAGTATAACCATTATATCCACTACCACCTTGCCAACTACTTCCATAAACAGGAATAGCTTTCTTTTTAGCTTCTTCTTTTTGCTTTTGAACTTCAAGAATTCTATCAGCAAGCTCTTTAAAGGGATTAGCAATCACAGGTATTTCTACATCAAGCATGAAATATTCAAGCTTCTTTCTAGTAAAAGAATAACTAACAGGTTGTCCAATTGATTCTTTACCATTATATGTAGGATACTTAACATAACCAGTTGCTGTCATTTCTTCAGAAACTACTCTTGTAATGGCTGCTTTGTAGGTACCTTTAGTATTAATAATCAAAGATACAAAGTGGATTCTATCACTGCCCTCTTCTCTAAGAGTAGCTAAATCTGTTCCACTAAAGAATGCACCCATTGTATGATGTGAATGCATTAATCCTTGATATACATCTTCTCCTAATAGTTCAGGATGGTCTACCATATATCCTATTACATCAGGAGATTGATTGAATTCAGTATAACCACTTACACCTATATCCTGTAACAGGAAATCAAAGGCAGTGATTACTAAATCTTCAGTTTCAAAACTACCAGATACAGTATAAAATAAAGTACCTGAATATTCTATTGATGGGAACTTGTCTAAGAAATATCTTATCTTTTGTTCAAGTTCTGGAGTGACTATCAACTTATATGAAGTAGACTTTCTTGTCAGTTCCAGTAGTTTGGGTTTCGTTTCTATACTCATAATTAACTATTTCTAAAATACATTTATAAAAATGCTCTACAATCACTGGAGCTAGGAATGTAGACATATTATCATCATTCGTATCTGTATTACCTTCTCTTATTTTAAATAAAACAGGCTCACCTTTAAATATGCAAACTTGCCTACCTACATACTGAAAGTAATTATCAGCTGCACTATATCTGCTGGTATATATCTTATTGTTATTTAAAACACCTCTATACAATAGACCTTCTAAAAGTAATTCTCTATAGGAAGCAGTTACTTCTCCCTCTTTATACCTTATATTGTACCATTCAATAAACTCATTACTTATAAATATAGTCCATTGAATATAGGACATACCTATGCCATAACCATTAAGAAAGTCAAATTTTAATTTCTTCCTTCTTAATAACCACATCATAAAGTCTTTATATAGATCAGTGTTAAGAGAAGAATATCTTCTAAGTTGATTATCTCTATACATAGGCCATGTAGTATATTGTACTCTCATACTACTACCACCAAGTTCTTCAAGTCTATGATAAGGTCCTCCTATCAAGGATTCAACTTGAACATATTTACTTAATTCAAGACAGAATAATTCCCATCTTAATTCATCAAATTCAATACCACTATCATTTAATGTTGCAATAGTATCTCTAATAGGTCCTGAACCTAAACATGGACTTTGAAATTCTGCTAGTCTCCTAAAGGGAATAGAGCTAATATGACTATGCATATAACCATTTCTTAATTGAAATAAATCATACTCAGACCTATTCAATTTAAACTCACCACGCATAGTACCTGAATAAGTAACTGTAACTCTAGCATAAAGTTCCCATATATCTATATACTTATCATTCTCATTTGTTACTCTCACCTCAGGGAACCTAACAAGTATATTTATTCTGGAAAATGATGAATCTTCTATTGTATTATCAACCATGATGAACTCTTCTGAATGCAACATTTTTGCATTGTTGATATATTCATCTAATGATGGATAATTCTGCATATCTACAAACTCTTCACCAAAGAAGTTCTTGAATACACCATAAATGATGTTAGGCTTCTCCATGAAGGAGTTGTATAAATTTGTTAGTCTTTCTTCTACACTCATTGTATCACTAAAAAAAGAAGAGGCTGATGATTACTCACCAACCTCTGTATTGTTATTTATTTAGCCCAACCACCAAACAAATCATTGATTTCACTGTTTGAAAGTTTTTCTTCTTTAACAGCTTTAGTTTCAGTTGGCTGTTCCTGTTCCTCAGACACTACACCTGTATCAAGTTTCTCAAGAAGACAACCATAATCGTCATCGAGATCAACTTCATCTGCAAGCATTTCAATAAGCTCACTAAGAACTTCTCTTGCTACTTTATCTACACATTCTGTGCAAGGTACAACACCAGTAATAGGCTCACCTTTAATCACTTCTTTGATAGTAATGTCAGGATTCTCATCTACTGCTACTTTTTCTTCTTCCACCTTCTTTGCCTTAGGTGCTTTTGCAGCTACTTGAGATGCAGGCTTAGATTGTTCTGCAAGAAATGCCAACAAATCAGGAGTTTTACACTGAGTTGCATTCTTACCAAACTTTGCAGTTACTGCTGCACCTAAACCTTTAGCCTTGATTTCCTCAAGAGCATTCTTTCTTTCAGGACTCAAAGCACCTGACTTAATCTTCTTATTAGCTGTAGTCAGCATGAACACCAAGTCATTAGTAGTAGTTGCAGGAGTAGTTCCCTTTGCAGGCACAGGCACATTTACAGGGAGAACAGAAGCATCATCTTTCAACTCTGTTCTAGTTCTACCTTCATAGAATGTCATACCATCATAGTTAATACCTGCTCTTCTCATATCTGCTTTTAATGCACCAAGAGTTTCTGCTTCTGACATAATGCTTTTCTGATTTGAGCTGTTGCTCAGGACAAATAAAATTTTTCTAGCTTCCATAATGTTTTTTTAATTAATTAAAATGGGATATTACTTTTTATTTCTTCTCCATTTATAAGGCTGAAGATTACCTGTTTGAATTGATTTGGGTCTTGTAGTCCTTTATATAAGTCAGATACATCTTTATATCCATAATTAGGTAATACTAAATTAGTGAACCCAGTAGACTCTGATAGTTTCCTTGCATCTTCCAAGCCAGCTTCATCATTATCCAGAAGTATATAAATCTCTTTATATCTTCTTCTAAGCTCACTAATTGCAGTATCACTCATTGTATAACCTTCTCCTTGTATAGCTATTGCTGGTATTCCAGTATTAGCCCACAAACATAAGGCATCTTTCATTGAAGCACAAATAACTAATTTTTCACCAAACTCAGGTATTTTAGTCCAAAGACTAATGACAGACCTATCATGCTTATTGCTCCACTTGAAGGTAGTGCTGAATGGCTGGTATATCTTAAGAGTAACCTTACCTTCTTTCCTTTCAACATAAGCATAAGCATATTTATCAGCAACAAAGGTAAATCTGTTAGAACCTTTAATGACTATTTTATGTGATATAGGATATATATCAGCATACTTTAACCATTCAAGAGATATTCCAAATGATTCCCAATACTCAATATCATGTTGTTTCCAACATCTAATTCTGCATTGTAAATCAGTCTCTTCATTGTAGTTACTGATTGATTTAGGCTTCTTCATTTTACCTGATTCATGAGTAGTAGTGGCTATATTGGGTAAGTCTTCCCAGACTCTTTTTAAAACTTCTCTGTAACTCACCCCCCAATACTCCCCTAACATATCCCAAAGACCTCCTGAAGTCTTTCTAGCTAAGTCTTTCCAGTATATCTTGTTTCCATCTAATGTATAAATGCCAAAGGATGGATCATTATCTACTCTCAAAGGACTAGATACAACACATGGGATTTCACTAATACCGAAATAATGATATAATATATCAGACTCACTGACTTTACTCAATAAATCTTCAAGAGTTATGTTAAAAGTGCCACTACTAAACATATAATATTTGATTAAGTGTTATTTAATTGCTGCCCAAGCCCAAGGACTGGCTGATTCAGGTGTGTCTGTACTTGTAGTACTTGATGCTTCATTGAAGTTAGTTGATTCAACTACATATTCATGCAAGGGTTCTACACTGAATTCAGTATTACTGTAACCACCTGCATTTATTCTGCTTTGAATCTCTTTATCAAGAGAACTGTAGTCAGTAACAGAATTCTTCAAGAACTTCTGAGTAAATACAGCTTGATACTGTTTGTTATCATCAGTTGTTCTTACACCAAAGCAAGCCTTCACTACATTCTTAGGTTGGAGCTTCAAGATAGATTCCAGTTCACTGTAATCACCTTTGAAATAGTTGTCAATGTTGTCAAGTCTGGCAAGTGCATCATCAAGATTAGCCAAAGTCTTAACAACCTTATCACCAGTATTCTTATCTATATAAGAACAAGATGGATTAGGAATATTAAGATATGCCTTGATGAAGTTAGTCAACTCTTCTTCACCAATATAGGCAGGTCTATAATCTTTGTCAAGATTTGCAGGACCACTTGCATATTGAGGAATTGCACGAATTTTAGCCTCTTCAATTGTAGGCCATGCAGTCCGACCATACTTGTCAATCACTTGAACCTTGGTAGCATCTCTGTTATACCTGATTGCTTTCTTAATGAAGAAAGTAATTGACTTTCTCATCTCAATGCCATTGCATTTTGCAGGATCAGATAATACAAGGAAGTCAATTCTTACCTGAGGAACTTTAATCTTGTTACCATCAGGTCCTACTTCAGCTTCACTAATATAGGTTGGCTCCTCTTCTACATCAAAGTTGTAGAAATTACTTAGTAATGCCTTGTTAGGGTTTACTGCTGCAACAAATACAGGTGCAACACCTATATACAGCTTTCTTACATATTCTTTAGACTCTGAACCACTGGCAAATGCCATCATTACTTTTGCACTATTCTTCTTCATATTCTTCAAATGTTTTTTATGCTTCAAAAGGTAGGGGACTTGACTCATCTAACTTCAATCCAAAAGGATTGATGGGAGCTTCTTCAGCTCTCAGTGCATTGTCTTGTGCCTGCAAATCTGGTGCAGATGCTTCACACACTGTTTCCTCTACAGGAGCTTCAGCAGGACTTTCTACAGATTGACTCATAGCAAGTTCCATTTCACCATTGAGTACTTGTTCTGATGTAAATCCACCAGTTACTTCAATGATTGGCTGCTCAAACAAATCAATACTTCTGTTTACAGATTCAAGTTCTGCATCAATTTTAGCCTTTTGTGCTTCTAACTTAGCCTTCTTAGCTCTGAATGTTTTCACATTAGCCGCAGTTCTCTTAACTGTTGCTAATTCTGTTCTACTTAATTCTTTCATGTTTCTTTTAATTAATATATTAATAAAATCCTGTTAGTTTTCAACTCTCTTACTTCACATATAGTAAACTTCTTTTTATAATACTCAATGGCATCATCTAAATAAGATTGAATTTGTCCTGTAGAGATAAGTAGTTGTATTAAGGTGTTAGTTAAATTAATCTTCTTACCTTTTTCTATACAATACTCCAGTATCACAGAAGCCGCTTGTTCTATAGTAATATTAGAAGTTTGCAGATGTGTTATTAAAGTTTCTCTATCCATAAATCTCTCTTAGTCTGTCAACTATAATAGATAAGTCATTAGGTATAGTGTCAGGTAAATCATCTAATGCTCCTATTGAATCTTTAGCTGGATACTCCCCATCAAACTCTTTTACAAATTCCTTAATAGCCTTTTTGTTCTCAGCATCATAAGTAGTTTTACCATATAAGATTATATCTACTTTACCTTCAGGTGTAATATACCCATCTGTCATAGAGCCAACGCTCTTAAATCTATAAGATATAGAATCATTATTCTTATCTTTATACTCCTCATAATGAGCTAAGCAGATAAGATTTTTATTCTCAGGAAATCCTTTAAAAGAGTCAAAGATTAATCCCATTCCATATCCAATATCTTTAGGTGTTTGCCACCCACCCTTCATTGCATTAGCCATATAATAATCTTGACTTAAATAGTTAAAGTCATCAATGATTATATTCTTATAGGGTGAAAGTTTAAGAGCTTCTACAGCATCTGCTACTCTCTTAAACCTATCCATACCACTAATAGAATCCACTTGAATTCTATTTCCAGTTGTTAAATCTTTAATCTCATTAGACTTACACAACACAAATTCTTGATTAGGTAATGCTCTTCCTACGCATTGTATTACATAGGTCTCTTTAGGATTGAGCCCTTTAATACCTAACTTCTTTCTACCACAATAAGAAGTGGTTTTACCAAATCCACTTTTTGCAAGAATCAGTACCTTCGCCATATTATAAAATTTTCCTTTCCACCTTATATTTATTTAATAATAAAGAGTTCCTCCTAATAGAATTATACACTTGAAATGTGCTACATCCTAATTTATTTGAAACTTCTTTAGCATTCTTGAATACAAGATGCTCATTACAATTAGTTAATACTATTTTTACATTTTTCGACCTGTATGGCTCTTTAGTTATGGTCCTTCCCATCCTATTAAACCATACATCTAACTTATCAACTCTATAAAATCTCCAAACATAACCTCCTGCTATATTGCATTTACCATTTGCAGCACTGGAAAGATTAGATACAGGGATATTTAGAATGACTGAAGATTCTCCAAGAGAATTATACTTTCTAATATAGTTTCCTTTTAAATCATACTGATAAATAGATTTAACAGTCTTTTTTATTCTTCCCTCTTTATATGCTTGAGTGACTGAATAAGATAGTTTCTTTCTTCTATCAGTAGTCATTTCTACTTTTCCTGCTACTAATGTTTGATTATATTCAGGCTTTAACAAATCTATGTAATGCTGTTCTTTATTCAATAGAGAATTAATTGGGCATAACTCAACTACAGAAAAGATAAACACATCTTCTCCATACTTATTCCAAGCATTCTGTAAATGTTGGTTAGGATGTTTGTTATGTCTTAAAAGTGCTTTATGTTTTCTCCACCTTACTATTAATTGTATCCTCTATCTTATAAATTCCACTACACATTTAACTTCTCCTTTATTTTTCTTTTAAACCGTGCAAAGATAGATAATCTTTTCCATCTATGCAAATACTTTCTTCTTGAAGACATAAAGAACACCTTTGAACTTTGTGGTACTCCTCTAATATATTTCAGATAACTATATACCTTTGCAAGACCTTCTGTATATTTAGGTAAAGGAAGTTCTTGAAAATCACATACAGCACCATCAAAGAACAAAGGACATAAACCACCCATTTCACCATCTCTATTAACAAGAACCTCAAGGAATCTAATGTTATCTCTAAACTTTGTTATGTCATATTCTTTATACTCATTGAGTTCAAACTTGAATGGACTGAACAAACCTAGAAGTATATTACAGTCTCTTGCAATATATTTACTATCACCTAATCCCTGTGCTGATGGTCTAATCTTCCCACTAACAAAGTTATCATTACTCTCATTCTCAAAGGATTGTTGCTGAATAATTACAGGACTCATACCATAGTTATTTCTAAGATACTTTGCCAGATATTCAGATAACTTATCCATTGATTGTTTAAGATTCATTCCTCTTTCAGTGTCAATTAAACCAATATGATCTATAAATGGAATAATATACTCATCTGGATCATTGGGAACATAATAATCAAAGGAATCTGTTTCATTAAGTTCTCCTAACTCACCCCTATAAACAGCTTTCTTTGTATGTATAACCCCTCTTCCTTCTGCATATCTCTTACATTCTTTATAGATGCCAGTGGGATTAGCAGTAGAGCTAAATATGACATTCTCCTCAAAGAACTTAAATATGTCTTTATATTCCTGAGTCTGTAATAGATCAAGTACTTCCTGAGACAAAGGCTTATCATTCTTTGAACTTCTTAAGTCTCTTGGAGACACTCTTATCTTACCTTTAGATAGATAATACAGAATGTGACTCATAAATCTCTGCATTACTCTTTCAGGAGTCTCTTCAAGTGCAAAGTATAATATCTTCACCCTTACTTTATCCCTATTATGATAAGCATATATAAGAGGAGTGTACATAAAGACATATGAAGCAAATTGAGATTTACCCTTACCACTATAGTTTTCACTACCAATTATCCATTGTTTGTGGTCTGGACTATGTCTTCATCCTATTACTAGTAAATAGGATGCACCTGCATCTAGTCTCTGGGGCTGAATCTATTAGAAGTTCCGCATTTACATCTAATAGCCTATGCCTCCTCAAGTTGCCATATCTGTTTCCAGACTTAGGTTTCGAGGATATTCAGGTGTTATAATATAATAAATTACTTTATTACACGGCAGTTTGTGATTTAATCATATATTTATATTTAAATTTTCTGTGATGTTGTATTGCATTACCAACTGATACTGGATGTACTCCAAAATAGGATGCACATTCCTTATATCCACTAAACTCATAATATTCAGTATCATTATAAACAATTACTTTTACTCTGTTAGGTTTAGAAGTATTCTTAATATATTTATTAAGCTTTTCCTCCTTAGTGTAGGACCATTGATATCCTCCACCCTGATTATATTTACCTATCAGATTATCATATATTTGAGTAGTGTATATATTATTATCCCTAGCTGCCCTCCTAATTGAAGGATATTCTGCTATAAATACTCCATCTAAACTATACTGGTAAACATATTTATTATTAGTAATTGGTATTTCACCACTAGCCATTCTAATTTTCCTTGTAATAGACTGCTTTATTCTAGTCTCAGGAGTCATAGGTGGCCTGTTAGTTGTTAAATTAATATTATATTCTGGTCTCATAGTATCAATGTAGTACTGTTCTCTGTTAAGAAGGACTTCTACATCACATTTCTCTACTACATAATAATCAAAGTTATTCTCACCATGCTTATTCCAAGCATTCTGTAAGTGAGGATTCTCATGTTTACTATGTCTTAGCAATGCTCTATGTTTCCACAATCCAGTTCTGATATTATTAGAACTGCCAATATATCTTTTACCATTACAAATGTTTACTATACAGTAAATTCCAGAAAATTTTAAGTTGTTAGTTATTGCTTTCATATTTATATATTTTCTGCAAACATGCAAATATTATTTCATAACTACAACACTTTAATTAAAATACTTAGATTATAACACTTTTACCCTTTGTAACAGAAGTTACACAATAGTAAGTTGCCTTCTCTATTCCTATAAAATCATCATTGAATCTAGTGAATGGTGAAGGTATGCTATTAATACTACCTTCAAGTAGATTATTTCTTCTTTCTTCAAGACCTTTTAATACTCTTTCATATAATTCCATACTATTTTAATCTTGCTGTCCAATCAGAATCTGCCATATCACTGGTTTCATTCTCTATATAAGTAGCTAAATCTGATACCTCACTAACATAGCCTACACCATCAGAGTCTACCTTTCTTTCATCTTTCCAAATGAAATACTTTAGTACTCTCATATAAGCATAGTTACCATTAAAGGATTTAACATACTTATCAGTTGCTTCAAGAATCTGTTTATCAGTGAATTTGTTTCCATATAGCTTGAAGAACTTCTTTAATCTTAGTGTAACATCTTTCTTGTTACCTCTAAAATACTGAGAAGTACCTTGCTTCTTTTGCTGTGGAAACAATGCCATCATCTTAAGAGCTAAGTCTTCAATCCTATCTTGTGGCTGTCTGTCTTTATCAGAGTCTAACAATACACTAGATACTCTCTCATCATAGCCCATAGTTACAAGATATTTATTAAATATATCTTTAACTAATGCCTTCTTATCTTCAAGATTAGCAAATAAAGTAGGCACATCAGCTCCTGTTTTCACAAGAGCTATTGCCAACACTTCACTCATAGTCAGATTATATTTAGCACAAACATCTTCATCAATTGTAATTGTCATACCTTAATCTGATTTAAACTTTCAACTACTGTTACAAGCTCTGGATTGTAATCCTCAAGCATTTTCTCAATTATCTCCTCTTCTCTTGTATTGTTGTAGTAAGGTATAATTAATACAGGGTTAGGATGTCTCAGTAACCTTCCTAACTTCTGCTTAATCATAGTATCACTACTATTCAAGGAAGCATAGATACCAACCTGACAATCAATAAGATTCATGCCTTCATTGATCATGTTGCATGATGTTATATGATTAACTTTACCTTGATTGAACTTCTCAAGAATTTTAATAGAGTCTTTATTCTTACTATTGATACAGTTCTTACCTAATATCTCTGTTTGTTCAATAGAGTTACAAAAGGTAAGACTTCTGTAGTCCTTAAATAACACTTGAAGGTTTTGTACAATAGGATTCTTAAATGTACCTAGCATTTTTAATCTTAAACCTGCCAGATATAGCCATTTATTTTTAATGACATCATTCTTACTCCTCATATACATTCTCTTCCAGTATTCAATCTTTGAGCTAATCTCATAGATATATTCTGCTTGAGTACATAGTACAGTTATAGATGTATAAGATTTATTCTTAAGATATTTCCATCTGTCTCCATAATCACAAGTAATCTTCTTTCCTTTAGATGAATTCTTTAATTCTAATGGATACTTCCTATTAGTATTATCCAACTTATAAGGTATAAGATATACTCTTGGATCAGGTAAAATACCTTCATCTATAGCCTTCTTAGCTGTTACTTGATAACAATATAGTCCTTTGAAGTTACACTTTAGTTCATCCTTGAGTTTACCAACAGTAGCTGATAAAAGAGTACTATATTTAAACTTCATTGTACTAATTATATCTAGAGATTTGTTAGTGAAATGATGACAATTCCCTGATATAAAAGTATATCCTTCAGCTCTGACTACTATTTTATGAGATGGTACTTCTACACAATATACCATCCCATTATAATCTATAGACTCCTTCTTCATAACTTGAGTACCAACTTCAAAAGATTTTCTCATGAACACTCTATATACCTTATTATAAGTAGTACTCCTATCATCTTCTTCTATACTTACGAGAGATTTGAAACCTGCAATACAAGCAACTGCTGCTACAAAATCAGCATTCTCTTTTATAATTGAGCTGTAGTATAAGGTATTATTCATACTTTTACTTCCATCCCACTCAACTATTTCATGTATAAAGTCAATAGCTCTAGTATATGACATATTTAAATCAAAGTGAGTACTTAGTAATTTAGCATCTCCTTTAGGTAGTTTAATCATATATCTATCCACCTCTGGTCTTCCTTTTATTTTAGTATAATTCCCATACTGTTGTAATAAATAATATAATCTTTCTTTCTTTCTTTCTTTTGTCACTTGTATAGAATATACTGATTCATTAATTTGATGTCTTTGTAAAGTACCATCTGCCTGTATAGCTATAAGTAACCTTTCTAAAGGGCTGAGCACAGATTTATTTAAACCCACTCCTCTACCAGACACTATGAGTTTATTATTTTGATTAAACTTCATATTGCAGATTTGAGTAGTTTTTAAGATTCCTTTAGAAGTCCTATATACTTGATTATGGTTAGGAGTCATATAACAATATCTATTTCTTCCTAAATAAACCTTTTCAAGTACTCCTAAATGTTGCCTTGAAGTATAGTTTATAGGCTTAACAAACCTTATACTGCCATCGTCTTCATATTGGGCTATAAGTTCACTTTTATCTAATTTATCAAATCTTTTAAATCCTTTATCTGTAAGAATCTCAGTATCACCCCTAAAGCATTCATCTGATATTAGCATGTCAAATGATTTATCTTTATACTTCTTTATTCCCACATAGGTGCTAAATGTTACATACTTCAAGTATTTATCAAGCTTCCACTTAGTGAATTCTTCTTTCCAATTATCTATTAAGACAAGTCTTGGAACTAAGATAAGAATACTCTTAGGTTTTCTTTTATTCATTAAGTCTAAGGCTTGTTTAGTCTTACCAAATGAAGTAGGTAGTTCAAGGAGTATGTTACTTGAATCTATAGACTGTATTTCTTTTGATACTAAATCTCTATTCATATCTACGGAGGTAATTTACTTACAATTGATTTAACTTTACTAATGTACTCAATATCTTCTGCATATTTAATTCTAAGTAAGAAATGATAATAGTCTTCACCATCTTTCTGCTTGTATTCTATCATATTCTTATATGCAATGATGCAATTTATCCAATGGTCAAAGTTATAATACTGTTGAGCTTTACTATTATACAATCCAAAGATGTTATTCTTCTCTTTGCATAGCCTTGATTTATAATTAGCACTCTCAAGCTTAGCTTGTGCCAATACTATCAAAGGTTCCTTAATTTCATAATAGACAAGTGCTTTTAGCAATGTACTATCATTCAATTCTTCATTGAGAAACTCTGGTTGTTCTAACTTAACATAATGTGCAGGAGGCTCCTTCTCTATATTGAATATATGAAAGGTAAGTACTGTAAGTCCTACCATCCATATAACAATAAATACAGTAACAAAATCTCTTAGTTTCATGACTAAATAACTTTAATGATTCTTACATTATCAGGTAGTTTCATGCATTCATCCCAATCTGCATATGAATTAGTGAAATACACTTCATCATAGTTCTCACTGAGAGTAGTGATACCTTTGGGGTTAACCATGTGAGTTACATAGATAGCTAGCTTCCTATCAGGATTAACTTCTCTAATCTTGTTAGCAATCCCTACAAAGGTTCCACCTGCATCACATAGATCATTCATAACTACAAGAGGAAAGTCTTTAAAATCTTCATCTTGAAGTAATTCAGGATTCTCTATATGAAATCCTTCTAATTTACCTGTGTCTGGATTACGAGTTTTACTACATATGAGAACTTCACCAAGTGTTTGATACCTATTGGCTGCACCTGCATCCGGATATACTGGAATATAACCAGTGAAGTTAGGTATTCTTGGCTCCAAATGACCCCAAAACTCCTTAATAAGAAGTTCTGTCTTGATTGAATGAGGCTCAAGCACATTTACAGCTTCTGGATTCATACTATTAATGAGATTAGTCACTACCTTCAATGAGTATGCTTCATTAAAGCTAATAACTCTATCCATTCTCATAGACATAAGATAGTATATGTGTATGCCAAATGAAACCTCATGCCTATTCAGTATATCTCCTATCTGTAATAGGATGAACAAGTCTTTTGGACTTGTAATTCTACACACAACATTAACCTTGTTCTTTCTATCAATGCCTTCAAGTTTGATATGAGGCTCACCATCAGGGAATGTGATAATCTCAAACTTAATATCACTTTTCTCTGGTCTAACCAGATTTAATATTTGCATATTTTCTTTATTTTATGGTTTATATTTCTCTTTTTTATATGCTTCAATATCTGAGATTTTAACTACATAATAGTAGTAATCGTTTATACTCCAATTCTTATAAGTAGAAGATTTCCATACAGTAACTGCATACTGAGAACCATACTCAACTACCTTAGCTATAACAAACTCTTTTAGTTGTTCAACAGCCTTCTTTCCATAGATTCCTATTATTTTATCATCAGGATATTGAAGTGATTCCCATCTGACACTACTAACAAGATATACTGGTAAAAGCATAAGGTTACCTTTAACTACTACCCACATTTTAGTAAGTAGTTGTGGGCCTCTCATACCTAAGACGAGAGTTACATTCTTCATAGTCTCAGAGTCTGGAAAATGACTACGGTTATACTCTATATGTGACCTATTAAATAGTTCTATCCTCTTCTTAGATGCCTTATAATTGAGAATACCATTAGATACATAGAATCCACCCAACTTAAGACCACGATTAGCATAGTTATCACGTTGATGTATAAACTCATCAAACATCTCTTGAAGACTTCTCATTTGAGCATATTTACTACCTTCTTGAAGAAACTCTGAATAGACTTTATCTACTGGTCTTCCAATTCTTGCCATTAGGAATTTCCTTATCTTACTATATGAGATATGTACTGATCCTCTACTAGTTTGACCCCAGTAACTACCTTTGTCAGACTGTACTCTCATAGGTAAATGAGTAGCATCAATCTTATTCATAGAAGCTCTTTTAGTCTTCTTGTATAGTCTTGACCTTTTACCATTGCCTACTCCTTGCATTTTAAGTTCATAACTCATATTAAAATAGTTTTATGTAGGTTCTACTGCAGTTACCCAACCAATCATACTTATTAAACCAGAAGAATAAATGATATTTATCCCTAGATTGAATTAAATCAAGTCTAGGTTTATATCTAATTATTCTACTGGTTATATAAGCTATTAGTGATACAATAACTAATATTTTAAAATACATCATAACCGTTTATAATAACAGATTTATTGGTGTCTTTCCTCTTTAAATTTATTACACAGTACATAGTTAAATCTTTGAAGAATCTCATATATAATTGGGTTTTCTGCTATCTTTTTATCACTCAGGTAGTTATCAACACACAGCATATCTAATACAGGTAGAGTGACATTAGAATCAATATCCTTTAAGATAGCCTTTATGGTGTTACCAGTATCCATAAAATCATCTATAACTACAGAGAAAGGTCTACTACTAGGTGCAAGAAATCCTACACCTGACATAGTATAGTCATGTGAACTTTCTTCGCACTTTCTTGATACTACAATACTAACATCATGATGCTTCTTTTTTAAGATATACCCAACAGCTCCAGCTAGTATAGTACCAGAAGTGCCTCTACATATTAATGAAACTTCTCTCTCTTTTCCTGCTATAGTGTGAATAGTACGAGCTACTTCAACTATGTAGTCTCTATTTCTGTTAAATGAGGCTCCTACAGGATAAACACAATCAGTATCTTCTTTGAAATGAATTAACTGCATATTATTACCCCTCTCGTTTATTTGAACAAAGTATTTAAATTAGTATTTCTTTTCTCCATAATCTTTTAAATTTAATGAGTTGAAAGGAAAAAGAGCCTACTTTCACAAGCAAGCTCTTTTGAAATTGAAATTAAAACGAAAAACAAAACTTAATCTTCAAATACTTGATAGGTAAATGAAGTACCACCAAGTCCCTCAGCAATCCTCTTCAAGTGAGCTTCAAGTCTCATCTTATCATTCATACCAGCCCAAGTTCCTGCTTTACACCAATAAGGGCATAATTCCTTATCAATCATAGCATCATAAGCATCTTTGCTGATGTTCAATGATTGACTTGCAGGAGCACTCTTTCTGGTTTGAACAGTAAGAACTTCCCTGTCTCCACCTTTAGGACCAGATACTTCTATTTTAAACTCATTAAAACTATTTGGTGTGTTTTCAGCCGCCTGCTGACTTAACATTACACTGCCTGGCAGTTTAATGGAAAGATTTACTTTAACTGTATTATTCATGTTACTTATTGATACTAAAATCAATCTCAATTGGTTCCAATACTATTGGTTCAATAGTTAACTCTTCTTGAGTTATCTCTATTGCTTTATCATCCCACATATCAGCTATACCAGATTTCTGGGATGTAGTCTCTTCCATATTCATATTTCATTGTCAAAATCAGGATGTTTATTCATTAAATACTTACTTACATCTAACACTACTAAATGCTGCACTCCTATAGCTGCAATTAATCCTATTATTATATTCTGCCATGCAGGTAATACTTCCCATGATGACAGATATAACACACATAGAACAATTGTTATGATTGTAGTATTACAGTATATACAATAACCTAATGGATATGCTAACCAAGCCTTGAATTTATCAATCTTTCCAGGCTTTATGTTAATACACTCATTGCACCATAGATCATCTTCAATCTCAGCCCAAGGTTTTAACCATCTGTAGTAGATGAAGTTGAATATCTGATTCTCTCCTTTAAGGCAATTCCTATAGAATAGCCCTATTAACCCTCCTATTAATCCTAGAAGGATAAACTCGAATAACAGTGTAATCATCGGTTATACACTTTAAGTTCTTTACCACTACATGAGGCAAATAACATAAATACTTTACTTCCTTTTCTTCTTAGTACTTTCATTACTGTAATGCATTAAGTATGTTACTGTGTAGGTCTTCAAAGTTAAATTTACCAACGGGAACTACATAATTCCAATAACAATAAGTTACTATGTTGCCACCTTCATCCAGAAGATATGCTGCATGGTTATCACGAAAACCTCTAAGTTTCCAATCATAACCACCATCACTTACCATTATTGGAGCTTTGTCTTTTAAAAAGTAAACATTATCCCAGTTTCTTTTATCTTTAGGAGGGAATAACAAGCATTCGCCACTAGAATAACTTTGATAATATCTACCATCTTTATAAAAGGTAGAGACTGACCCTTCTATTCTAACTTCTATTACAACACCACTTACACTTTCAAGTTTAACCTCTCCAAACAAAGGACTATATAATTTAGTACCTTTAGGAGCATCTTTAAGTATTTCTGCTATATTCATCGTTTAAAATAATTAGGTTTATAAAATATTCTTTTCCACCAAGGAAGATTCTCAAATACATTGATGATATTCAATGCCTCACCAAGTGCAGATAGTCTTTCATCACCATATTCCTTCACAATCTTATGAGTTTTCTCAAGTATCTCATTGCAGATTCTTCTGATTTGATAGTATAATTTCTCAGATGGGTCTAATGTTCCACCAACATGAATATTCTTACCTCTCCACCTATAATTAAAATCAATAACTATACTAAGGCGAGGTATATTACTCTGGCTTCTCAGTTCATCATATTCTTTCTTTGAAAGAATAACACAGTTCTTATTATCTTCCATATTACAAATCTATAAGATTACACTTACTAATATACCACTCAAACCAATCAGGGATACCAAATATGCTATACATTATAAGCAACTGTATAGCACATATCAGTATAAGTACAATAATCATCTTGCCTAAGTCTGGTATAACTAACCACCAACTCTTGACATTCCACCAGTATCTAACTAATGTATTCTTCATAAATAGCACCATTAGGTTTCAGTCCTTCATAATTCTTCTTGACTTTATTTATATACTCAATTGCTTCTTCCTTTGTACGACATGTTGAAATAAGCTTATTATTAAAGTAAACTCTATACTTGAAAGACCCAAACTCACAATCTAGTATGACTGAGAACTTACTCTTAACAGTCTCAGCCTTCTTACTTTTTACACTATTACCTTTCACTATGTAAAGTGCAATAGCACCAATTGCACACATAAGGATTGTAATCCACACTATAATCATTACCATATTGCTATTTTTTTTAATTAGTTTATTGTTCCTTCAAAGTACACTCTACAGGTATTGATGAACCTTTAATGTATTGTTTAATTAAAGTACAATACCTTGTAGTGTGTCTTCTACTGTTCCTTATAGTTTTACTCCTGCAATAAGGACATTCACCACAGGAATATATCCTTATTATTTTCATATCTTCTTTAGTACTCCTTTTACCATTATGGGATTAATATCCATATTATGTTAACATATTTCTGATTTCCTGATTATCCATACACTTATATTGGGGATTATTTCTTCTTACCCAATCCTCAGAAGTTTCATCCTTACTAATATAATCAGAAGGAGTGAATCTCTGTTGGCTCCTCCAAAATTCTCTTAATAAAGACTCTGTTGGTTCAAAACCTTTTACTATATGAGCACATTTCTCTTCAGGTTTAACAGTAAGAGCTAAACTACCACGCATGCAAACATAATAGTTATCAGTATCATAAGGTCCTGCCATCTCTTTACAGAATCTACAGTTCTTACACTTAGCTTCAATGTTCATATCTATTTAATTTAATTGTTTATAATTGTACTCCTTATAAGACTCGAACTTATGACCCACGCCTTAGAAGGGCGTTGCTCTATCCAACTGAGCTAAAGGAGCATATGTAACCATGTTTCACAACATAGTTACATCAATTTAATTTAACCTATTATATGCCTAAAACAACAACTTCAATTAAAAATGTAACAGTCTATATTCACATACTGACTGTTACTGTCAAACATTTATCAAACAAGAATCAATTGCTTTATGAAGTTATTCAAATAACTCTATTTCTAATCTTTATCTGCTAATACTAACACAGGTTGATAACCTTGTTTATACAGAATAGTAGGTTCATACTCATCCATTAGTCTATCTCTGTCTTCTAATGGTGCTTTTAATATAAGTATTACAGCAGACATAGTTTCCCAATCCATAGATATAACCTGATTATTCCATTCACAATCAGGATCAGTATATATTATCCAATACACATAACCTCTTTTTGATTCAGCTCCATGATACTCTACTACACTTGAAGGGTTAAAGGTAGCATAGTTCCATGTATCATCAGGTTCAGTGTATCTAACAATAGGCTCAAACTTCACACAACTACAAGCTACTGTTAATAACAGTATGCTTAGTATTATATTTTTCAAGTGTTTCATGACATTCTTTTATTAGTTTACCAATAGGTTTATTGATGGTTTTCTTGAGAAGAGAGTACTGTTTAGCACTTTCCTCATTCCTAAAATCTTGAGTGGTTTTCATACTCTATTAGCTTTGAATTGTTCAATCTGACTCTTTAATCCTAACTCAAACTCTTCAAGTGGTGAGAGTTTAGGAGTGAGAGAAGTGCTAATCATAAGAAATAACTTACTGTTATTATCATGATTCTCTTTAAGCATGGCTTTATGAGCCTTCTTTGATGGGCTGTAGTTCTCTGAGGATGCAATACAAGCTCTGTTTATTCTTTTTTCTCATTTGAAATGTTATTTGTTAATTGTTATATTATAAAGAAATAGAGTAAGCACATTATATTGTTATTATGCTATTACATGACCTCATGAGTCACTTTTTCTCTTACTCTATTAATAAAAGTTGAGAGAGGAGTCGAACCTCTATTACCAGTCACTTTCTCTATTAAAGATAGATTATAACTACTGTCTGTCTCATGTGCTATTCTATTATAGTGTATTCATGTTTCTGATAGATTTAGCCCTCTATCTAATGTTATCAACTACTATTATTCATTGATTAATTAGGCATAATTGTGCATTGGATTTTACATTATGTATCATTGTAGAAACCTCAGTTTAGTAGATTTATTCCTAAGGTTTCAGGGTTTAAAATTAAACTAAGTTAGCTATAAAGTGACTAAATTCTTGTTGAATCAGTCATGATTTCTATCTTTTGATGACACAATACAGCCAATTGTTATGGCAAATAGGGCTATTATAGTCCAAATTATGTCACTTGTGAATGAAGGTTCTAATAGATTCATCAGTAAATACAGTTATTAATTTGCTAATCAGTTGCTTATGTCAAATGTGAAAAAAAAAGAGATGTAAAGTGGAGAGTATATTTTGCTGATAATCAGCCACTTACACCTCTTTAATTAAAGTATTACTTCAAATAAAATTAACACTATAACAATAGCATTAAATTTTTACTCTAAGTATATCAGACTCTCCTTCTTTCTCAAGAGTCAATAACTGTGCTTTACTCAAATCAACTGAGTCTCCAACACCAACAGTAGCATCATTGCTCAATGCAATGTACTTGTTGCCACCAGACTTCATAAAGAAGCAAACTGAATTACCATAAGATGAAGGTACAACCACAGCTTTAGATACTGCGTTAATCTCTTCATCTTCAAACTTTCTACTTGATTTGAGACTCCATTTACCAGCGTAAGTTCTTAATGTTCCAAAAATGTTCATAATGCTAAATTTTAAATGTTAATGTAATATGTTAATTATGACTCTCCAACATAGCAATAACTCATGCAGAGTGTCAAGAGCTAAGGAGGAGTAATGAGCTTTGCTTATTAATTATTACTATTTATTATTGCTAACAGGTGTCAGCCGAAGGCTGACTAGCCTGAAGGCTGACCTTAAAATCTTAAACTTTAAAATCTTATTAATCTAATAATGAGAGTAACCAAAACTTTATCTTATTAAATCTTTGATTAATCAGATACTAAGGAGGAGTAATGAGCACTACTAGGTATAATTGAATAGTTTTAAAGAAAGAAGAAAAAATACTGCTGACTGACCATCTATCAATTAATTAATTGATTTCTTACTAATTTATACATTAGGATTACTAATCTATTCATTAGAATCTAACCTAATGATTTTATTTAGTCATACTAATTAAAACTGTTTTGTACTTGGTTTTTTTTATTAGTTTCTCCTACCTTTAAACATCTATTAACTACTATTTAACTATTAGTTAACATGATTAATGTACTATTTGATTTAAAGAACTATATGCATTTGACTTAAAGAACACACTACTTCATTTCATTGAAACTGCACCTCTCATTTCATAGGAGTTTGAAAAGTGCGCCTAATATAGTATATATATATATATATAATTAAATATGTTCTTATTTAGCTGCGAGTTTCGAGTTTTTGCACTCAAATTTATTGCTTTTACCAGATAATTAAAAAAGAAAGTGAGGTTAGCCCTCACTTAATCTCTCACTATAAACAATGATGCTATAGCTAATAAACCTATTATACTCCACATAATGTTAATGTATTTAATGATTAAAACTTGAAAGAGTAGACTATAATAACAGTCTACTCAATGGTTCACACTTTAACATCTAATTCTCAAGATGTCATCCTCACCCTCCTTCTCAAGGGTTAACAATGTAGCCTTAGACAAGTCAATGACTTCACCTACTGCACTAGTAGCATCACTACTACATGCAATATAAGTCTGACCACCAGCCTTCATGGTAAACATGACTGAGTTACCATAATTAGATGGAACTACTACAGCTTGTTTAACTGCGTTGATTTCCTCAGCATCAAATGCTCTTTCAGATTTAACACTCCATTTACCTGCATAAGTTTTCAATGTACTAAAGATATTCATAATGTTTGTGTGGTTAACCTATACACCACAAGGTTCTAATGTTAATTCAAATTCACTGGAAGAGTAATGAGTTAATAGTTATACCATTCACTATATTCATCACTGCCTGATGTAGTATCTATGTACTCAGGATAGTCTTTCTCCAAAACTTTAATGTATGCTCTAGCAGTATCAACTCTGTTAGTTTGATAGTTCAATGCTATGAGAGTTAGCACTAAGACTAGTGCTAATGTACAGATGATTAGATTCTTATTCATGATATAAATGTTTTTAGTTATTAATTCAAATACTATGGAATAGTAATAAGCAGTCTCTCATAAAACATGAGGGGGGACTATCCCAAAGTTCAAAGTCAATGGGGGTGTAATGAGTGATTACTCTCCACATTTATACACCAAAATAAAATTTTAAAATTAGAAAACACTCTCATTTATACACCAAAAAATAAAAAAAAAATAAAATTTAAAAATAATTCAATTGTATATTTATATGCATCAAGGATGTATTTTGGTGGACAAGTCACTTAACTCTAACCTTCAAGTGAAGTTATTCTATTGATGCTTAGTGACTTGACATTTATTAACTATAGATATTTGTGTATCTCAATTATTTTACATACCTTTGCAGAGTGATTGATGGAACAATAATTCATAATGTAAGAGCTTTTAAAGAAAAATGGGATGATTGGATTTCATGTTTCCACACTACTCTGGTTTGTGAAAATAGGAGTAGTTTTCTTTTAAATTAAATAGTTGTAATATGCTTGTAAAACCTAATAGATGTGTTATTCTTCGTCCTTCTATAATAGAAGAGAAAGAAGATACACTAGAAGAGAAGAAGTTAAAGGGGTTAATTAATCTCAGAGATAAGTGTGATGACAGGTATGGTATATTAACTATATATTCATTAATAGCATTGTCAGCTGTTTTAGTTAATGCAATGTTACAGGGAATATCATTGTATTTAAAGTATTTAGTGTTAATTCCTATATCACTTTCAATACCTCTGGGTATTTATTTAGTAGGAGTAGGGTTCTTGATTTATAGTAAGTATTTAGATAAAAAGATAAGGAAGTTATGAAAGTAGTAGTAGAAGATAAGAATAGAATTAAAGAGGTAGTATTTAAGTATCCTCATCTAATGAGTGGTACTGCTGCTAATGATATTAAGGAAGAGTATTATGATATACTTGAACTTGAAGAAGAGTTAGACAAATACAGGAATCATGTTAGATTACTAGAGTCTACAATCCTAGAGAAGAAGAAAGAGTTTATTAGTAAATCTGAACTATTCTCTTTAGTATTTGAGACTAAAGAAGAGGAACAAGTAGATAGGGTTACAGTTAATGGTGCTGTTATTAATCCTACTGATGCAAGTAATAAGAATTATGGATTAAAATAGTATTAATTACCCTATAGTTCAAAGGATAGAACATTAGTCTTCTAAACTAAGAATTTGAGTTCGAGTCTCAATAGGGTAACATAACATATTAACTTCAAATTTATATTGTTATGAAAAGAGTTCTTAATTTAGTAAAGAAAGCAGTTAAAGCATACTGTGAATTAGCTGCACAGAACTATGCATGGAGATATACTGGTAATACATTCATCTCTAATGAATAGTTAATAATTTAAGAGACTGGGTTGAGCAATTTGCTCTTCCCAATTAATAGTTGAAGTTAAGTTAATATTGGAGTATAATCAGTAATTGGTAGCTGGGGGGACTGTAAATCCCTTCTCTCTGAGACTGGGGGTTTGAGTCCCTCTACTCCAACTTAGGTTTTTTTTTTCATTGACAAGGAAAAAAATAATATGCAGATTACTTGTATATATGAAATAAAATACATACCTTTGTAACATCAAAATAAGAGATATATGGATAGTTTATTAATACCTATAGATGACTTTAATGATAGTCCAAGTAATTCAGAATTAACCTTCTTCACTACATTCATTAGTGTATTGGAAGGAATTAAAACTAGAATTAAGAACTTACATTGGGCATCAGAGAAGTTAGATATTAGAGATAAAAGAGGTGCTCATTTATACTTAGATGAGTTCTTAGATGCAGTAATTGATTATCAGGATAAACTGGCTGAAAGTTGTCAAGGTATTCTAGGTTCAATGAGTACTACAGCTATTAGTGGGACTCCATTTGTAGCTAATAATCCAGCAGAGTTAATGACATACTGCAAAGAGAAGACATTAAACTTCTATGATAACTTGCCTAGTAGTACAGTCTATGCAGGTATTAAATCAGAGACAGAAGTATTAATACTTAATATCAATAAGTACACATTCTTATTTAGATTAACTGAGTAGTGCACTTGATTACTATATGTTTTCATACTGCACTTTAAAATAAAGAAGTTACTAAAAGCTGCTATTCATTCAGTGACAGAGTAACACTCTATGCTACAATGAATCTCATTAGAGGTAGATGATAGAGGGTTCCAGCCAAGCAGATACTGGAGAAAGAGGAGTACCAATAGCAAATCTCCTCAAAATTGCAAGGAGGATTGGTATCCCACAATGGCTCATAACCATTGCTAAGTAGATTCGATTTCTACCCTTGCAACATGATTAAAATAAAAGTAATATGGCAATGGAAGTAGAAGCTAAAGAAACTTATGTGGAAGCTATTTATAAACCTACTGTAAGAGGAATAATTCAAGCTGTCAATGAGTTGGAGATTAAGAAAGAACAGATAGTTACACTTATTAAACAAGGTGAACAGTATGTTCTAGTGTATTACAAATAACTAAGGAAATATGAAAGAAAAGAGTTTAGTAAAGAGTGAGAAGAATGATATTAGTTATGGTCCTGAGGAACTCAAAGATTTAATTATCTTTGATGCAGTGACTAAGTATAAGTCAGTTGCTAGAGCAATTAGAAGAGGTGATGTGACTAAATATGGTACTATAACACCTAAAAGACCTTTCAATAATAGGGCGAACACCTCTAGAAGAGCTGGTGTTAATAGCAGAACAATGAATGAATATAAGAAGAACATTTATGGAAGACTCACAGGAAAAGCAATATGATTATAATAGTGAACCAGTAGAATATTGCACTAAATGCTTGTCTCTGGCTATTAGAGATGTAAATGGGCAGCCCTATTGTGATAAGTGTGGCTGTACTCAAACAGATAAGACTGACATCTATACTTGGGAGAAGAAGTATGGTGAAGTTTATGGTGGAAGTTACTTAAACAAATAATAGTAGAAGATGGAGAAAGAAATGAAGATGGAACCAAAAGGTCCTAAAGAATTATCAAGAGAACAGTTAACTGGAATGTTACATCAGTTATCTGAACAAGATAGAAAGTTAGTTGAAGAGAATAGAAAACTTAAGGGTGCTATACAAGAGATGTATATGACTAATACCTTTAAGAGACTTGATTATCTGTTTAGAGTAGTGGAATCTACTAACTCTGTCTTTAGTAAAGACTTTATTGCTAAGTGTGCTAAAGAGATTGAGGATATTACATTTGGTACTGAAGAACCTGTAACTGAAGAATAAGGAGGTTATTATGGAAGTGGCAGCTAATAATGTAATTAGAATACCTACCTCTCAGAAAAAGTTCTTTCGTTTTTGGTTTGAATTTCTAAAGCCATTCCATAAGTTAACTGATAGAGAGATAGATGTAATTACAGCATTTACTTATGAAAGGTACTTATTAAGTAAGGTAATATCTGATAAGGATATACTTGATAAGGTAGTAATGTCTGAAGATTCTAAGAAGAAAATAAGAGAAGAGTATAAGGTTACTCCAGCATACTTTCAAGTAATTATGGGGAAACTAAGGAGAAATGGACTAATAGTTAATAATAAGATAAATCCTAGATTTATACCTAATATAATTGAAGATAATGGTTCATTTAAACTAATGCTTTTATTTGATATACAATGAGTTATCAGGAGATATTAAAGAAAGTAGCCATAGAACTTAACCTTCCAGTGGAAGTAGTGAAGCTGGCTTATGAGTCACACTGGGCTTTTATAAGGGAAACTATAACAAGTTTACCTTTAAAAGGATCACTGAATGAGGAGGATTTTAGTAAGTTAAGGACTAACTTTAACATCCCAAGTATTGGAAAAATGTCAGTCACATGGGAGAGATACTTGGGTAAAAAGAAACAATGGGAAGTGATAAAAAGCATGAGACATATATAGTAAAGAGTGGTATGAGAAAAATAAGGAAAAAGTAGCAGCTCAGCAGAAGGAGTATTATCAAAATAATAAAGAGAAGAGGAAGCTTTACAGGAAACAATATTATCAGAATAATAAGGATAAAGCTAAATTGTGGAAACACAATAACAATTCTGAGGAGGCTAAAAACTATAGAAGGCAATATTATTTAGATAATAAAGAAAAGTGGGAAAACTGCAAGAATAATATGACAGTTTCCCAAAAAGAATCAAGGTTAGAAACTGTTAGGAAGCTAAAGAAGCCTTATGGTCATTCTCATAAATCAGAACTCATAGCACTTAAAGGTAATAAGTGCTCTATATGTGGCTTAGAATATAATGGGAAGAATGGTGCAATATTTGATTTTCACCACATAAATCCAGAAGAGAAGGATTTTAATATAACCAGTTATTTAAGGCATTATAATAAAATTCCTGAAAGAATTTATAGAGAAGTGGAAAAATGTATTTTACTATGCTCTAATTGTCATAGATTAGAACATTCTGATGAATACTAGGCAAACTTACATGTGCTTATGAGAGAATGTTAGGAGTTAAAAAGAGATTTGAATATATAAAAAGAATAAGGGAGAAATGAGAGTAATTAAGAAGATCAAACCAATGTTCACTACTGTTATCACAACAATGAACATTCTTGAAGAAAAAGATATGTGTTTCTCAGGAACTAGTATAATTGATAGTTCAAAGATGAGAAGATCAGTAGATGAGTTCCAGACAGTATTAGCAGTTGGACCACATGTAAATGGTGTTCAGGTTGGTGATTTAGTATGTATTAATCCTATTAGGTTCCTCAAACCTAAACAGGTTAAAAAGCCTAACCAAGCTCCATCATTAAAAGATGGTATGGAGGAATATCAAACTGAATTGAATTATCAATTTGATATAATTGAAATTGACGGTAAACCATGCTTGAAGTTACAGGATAGAGACATTGATTATGTGATTGAAGACTATGAAGAAGTAGAAGAGTTTGACTCTAATCCTACTATTGTAACTGAAGAGCATCTAAAAGGCAAACCAAGAATTGACTTGAATTAATAACAAAGCCTAGCTTAAGTAAAAATTAGGCTAGGCTTTTTAAGTTTATATACATATGAGATTAATGAAGTTTGAGGGATATACCCTTGTAATAGAACCAGAAGCTCTTGTACTTAAATCTATAAAGAATTTATGGAATAGAGATAGAAGTAAAGAGAAGGGCAGAGCATTAGCTGAACTGGGATTTATATATTTTATGGTTGATCCCAGAAGCACATATTCATATATAACTAATCCTGAGGATAGAGCAGCTAAGATCATACTTGAAGAAGGTTTGCCTAGTAATTGGAAGCCTGATAAAATAGTTGAAGAGGCTATGAAGACTTATAAGGATTCAGTTATTACTACTTCCTATTTATTATTAGAGGATGCTAAGTTTGCAGTAGATAATCTTAGGAAGTATTTAAGAGAGATGGACTTTACTGCAACTGATGATAAAGGTAAGCCTAAATACCCAGTAAATACATTGGCTACTGCTGTTAATCAGATGACTGATATGGCAGAGAAACTAATGAAGACTGAGAAGATAGTAGCTCAAGAGATTGCAGAGAATAGTAAGATGAGAGGTCAAAAAGAAAAGACCATTATGGAGGATGGTATATCATGGGCGTAGTAAATTTATATAAAGCTATTAGACAGTGTTAAAGATGGAACATTTAGAGGTTGGGGAGTATGAAAGTAGAAGATGTAGTAGAAGGGTTAAATAGATATGTAGAGGATTGTAGACAACTTCTTAATATTAAGAATAAATCATTCTTTGTTATGAGGAAGAATATGCAAGTTAATTCTTCATTCAAAGCCTATAAATCTATTAATGAGACTCTATATTTAGTTGATGGAGATTCTAAAGAAGCAGTTGTAGATATAGTCTATTCTAGTAGAATAGTTACAGGTCAAGATGAAACAGCTTATGATAAAGCTGATATTGAATTTATATCTGCTATATTCAACTATGCCAGAAGTCACAAATTTGATAAAGTATTAAAGGATGAAAGTATTACTAGAGACTAATGAATTTCAGACACCAATAACTGATGAATTACTTGAGCAATATCCTAAAGAAGTACAAGAACAGTTCTTTGATTATGTAAATAATGTAGAGTTTATTAAGAGACTTATATCTCCTAATAGAAAGAGAGCTAAGGACTTACCAAGAGATAATGATGGTAAAATAATAGTAGATGTTATGAACCCTCATATTCTTGAGGATATGGATTACTTTAGAGAAACTGCTATACATAAAGCAGAGACTGGTAAATATACTGATTTAAGACCAAATGGTAATCCTAATTCAGATTACATGAAGTGGTTGAGAAGAGAGACTAGTAGGTGTTGGTATGGTATGGTTAGACCTTCTGATGGTGAATGGATTACAGGAGACATGTATTTCTATTTGAATTATATGCCTATTGAACTTACTCAGACAATAGAAGGTCAGACTAATGCAGTTAATAGGGTAACATCTACTCCCAGGTCTTGGGAAGGTGCTTATTTATGGTTTCATTACATTCATCAAGCTAGGTATGGTGGTTTGTATGATTTGAATGGTGGTAAAGATGCTCTTCAGATAGCAACTAGAGGTGCTTCAAAATCATTCTCTTGTGCATCTATGCTAGCTAAGGACTTTATAATGGGTGAAAATGAGAAATATTGTGAGAAGATTAATGCCTTTATATTAGCTGCTGAAAAAGGAACTCTTACTAATAAGGATGGTACTCTTAAGAAGTTTGAAGCATGTATTGACTTAAATGCTAGGTTAATGCAGTGGCCTGCTAAGAGATTATACAGTTCATTAGATAAGATGTTCTGGGAGATGGGATACATTGATGCTGAAACTGATGCTAAGATGGGTACTAGAAACAGTGTATTTGGTGTGTCAACTAATGATGATCCTGAAAAAGCCAGAGGTAGTAGAGCTGCTAGAATTATATATGAAGAGATTGGTAGATTCCCTAAATTTCAAGTAGCTTGGACTACTAATGAACCTTCTGTTAGAGAAGGTAAAGAGACTTGGGGACAACAAATAGGTATTGGATGTGTGTGTGCTGGAACTAAAGTTTATAATAAAGAAGGGAAACTAATTAATATAGAAGATATTACTAAGGATTCTGGTATTATAGGATTTAAAGATGGCAAAGCTAATATAGAACCTATTACTTATATACAAGACCCTTTAAATAAGGAATGTGTTAGAATTAACACTAATTCAGGAATTCTTGAGTGTAGTTATGATCATCCTATATTAGTAAGGCATAGAGTAGATAATCATATAACAGAAAGAAGAAAAATATCATATGAATTACAATGGAAAGAAGCTGGTAGATTATCTAAGGATGATTATGTTGCTTTATGTGATGTTATTGATATTTGGGGTAAAGACTCTCTAGAAGATGCTTATCTGATAGGCCTATTAATAGGAGATGGCAGTTATGGCTTTGATAAAACACCTGTACTATCCAACTGTGATAATAGTATATTAGATTATGTAGAAACTAAATATGATACTAAAACAGAGAGAGTATGTACTACTAAAGAAGGTAAAGTATATAAGGAGATTAGAGTACTTGGAGTATGTCCTATGTTAAGGAGTATTGGTATTTATGGTCAGACAAAATCTTCTAAAAGATTACCTGTTAATTGGGAGAGCTTAGATAAAGACTCTGTAATTAATATGTTAGCTGGGTTGTATGATACAGATGGTTCTGTATTTTACAATAACACTTCTAGTATTACTCTTACACAAAGTAATAAAGAAATATTAATACAGGTTCAAACTTTATTAAGAAAGCTTGGGATTTTAAGTCATATATATAAGATTAATCCTATAATTAAGGAAGGTAGAAAAGACAAAAATCCTTGGTTTACTCTTCAAATTAAAGATAAGAAGAGTATTTATCACTTCTGTAGTACTATTCCTCTTAGAGTAGATTACAAGAAAGAAGCTATGGAAAAGATGATATTACAGGGGGATGGTTCTGACTTTTATAAATATCAATATAATAATATTAGGTTAGAAAGAGTTAAATCTATAGAAAGTATAGGCATTCAAAGAATATATAATCTTACAGCTAATGATTCTCATACATACTTAGCCAATAACATTATAACTCATAACACAGGGGGAAGTGAGGGCTCGAATTTCTATGGTATTCTTCAGATGTTATATAATCCAAAGGGTTATAACATCTATGCATTGCCTAATTTATATGATAAGAACTCTAATGGTAAAGGTGACACAGTATTCTTCTTTGGAGCATATTTGAATAGAGGTGGTTTTTATAATGAGAATGGTGTATCAGATATAGTAGCTACTATACTTGATATTTTAAATAAAAGATTCATAGTTAAGTATAACTCTACTGACCCTTCTAGATTAACTCAAGTAGTAGCTGAAAGACCTTTGACTATTCAAGAGGCTATTATGAGGAAAGAGTCTTCTTTATTCCCTGCTGCTCAATTGAGTGATAGAAAAAATGAACTAGATGCTAATCCTAATATCTATGATGATGTTTATACAGGTAGAATGACTATTAAGGATGGGAAGCCTGAATTTACACCATGTGAGGTTAGTGTAATTAGAGAATTTCCTCATAAGGATAATAAGCTTAATGGTGGTATAGAAATATTCCAATTGCCTAAGAAAGATAGTAGTGGTAAGATACCTTCTAATAGATATATTGCAGGTACTGACCCTGTAGATGATGATGATGCTAAGGAATCTTTGTCACTTCAATCTACATTCATTTTAGACTTATGGACTGATGAAATAGTAGCTGAATACACTGGTAGACCTACATTTGCAGATGATTACTATGAACAGCTAAGACTGCTTCTTATGTTTTATAATGCTAGAGATAACTATGAAAACAATAAGAAGGGACTATTTGCTTATTTTAATAGAATGTCTTCACTGTACTTACTTAGTGACAGACTAGAATACTTGAAGGATAAAGAGATAACAAAGATTCCAGGAGTAGGTAATCAAAGTAAAGGTTATACAGCTAATAAATTCATTAATGGTTATGGTAGATTACTTTATAGGAATTGGCTGTTAACTCCAATACCTATGGTACAAGAAGTAGATGGTGAACAAAGAGAAGTCATGATTCCTAGATTGTACACATTAAAGAGTAGAGCACTTATTCAAGAGTCTATTCAATGGGAGTCTTTAGGTAACTATGATAGGGTTTCATCTATGATTGCACTAATGTTGTATAGAGAGTATATGGTTATACAATATCAGGGAAACTTTAGTCAGGATAGGGTTGAAGCTAATGATAGAAACTATCTTGGTAATGATAAATTCTTCACTGATAACTATGATAAAAGGATGAATAATAACAGGATCAACTGGTATCCCACAAGGCAGTAAATTTAGTAAAGAGTGTAAGTAGGTATAAATAATTCACTTATGGTATTGCATGGGTGGATTATTTTACTTACTTTTGCAAAATGGAAGAAAGAAAGTATATAGTATATATTCATAAGAATAAGATAAATGGGAAAGTATATGTGGGTATAACCCACTATACTAATCCTAAGAAGAGGTGGCTAAGTGGATATGGTTATAGAGGAAGTCATCATTTTCAAGCAGCAATAAATAAATACGGCTGGGATAATTTTGAACATATTATTTTATTTAAAAATATTCAAAAAGAATTAGCTTGTAGGGAAGAACAACTCTTGATTAAAAGGTATAAAAAGAAAGGAGTATGCTACAATATAGCTAATGGTGGAGAAGGTTCAGAAGCTATGTCTGAGGAGATAATAGAAAAACTAAAAGAATATAAAGGTCCTTTAGCTTCTCAATATGGTAAGAAACATTCTCTTGAAAGAATAGAACAACAAAGGGAAGGGTCTTATAGAATATGGAGAAATCTTTCTGATAAAGAAAGAGAAAACAGATTAAGAGGTGTTAGAAAACATCAATTTAAATCTGGAAAAGAACATCCTAATTATGGTAAGTCTATGTCTAAAGAAAATAAAAATATTATAATTAAGGCTTTATCAAAACCTGTTCTAATGATAGATAAAAATACTAATGAAGTACTTAAAGAGTTTGATTCAACCACAGAAGCAGAGACATTTTTAAATGCTAAAGGCAAACATGTTAGCTGCTGCTGTAATAATAAAAGAAAAACAGCCTACGGCTACAAATGGAAATATAAGGAGGAATAAAATATGTCTGATATGCTAAATTTTCCTAGACAAATGTTGCCCTTTAGTAGGAAAACTAAGGAATGGCGGAAGCAGTGTGTTTCTTGGGCATTAGGGAAAACTTTTTTTAATTATAGTCTTGTCAGAAAGTCTGTTGTCCATAAGCAGATTAATTACAATCTTCTTAGAGGAAAGATTAATATGCAGGATATGCAACTAGTATTGAATCCTGATGACTTGAAGGCAGGATATATACCAGATAGAATACAGCACTACCCCATCATGAATTCTAAATTAAATGTTCTAAGAGGGGAAGAAAGTAAAAGAGTCTTTGATTTTAGAGTAGTTGTAACTAACCCACTAGCTATATCAGAGATTGAGAATAATAAGAAGAATGAGTTATTACAAAGACTTCAAGAAGAGGTTAGTGATACTTCTCAAAGTGAAGATGAATTCAATGAAAAGCTTGAAAAGCTCAATGATTACTTTACTTATGAATGGCAGGATTTAAAAGAGACTAGAGCTAATGCTCTCCTCAATCATTATATTAAGGAATATGACATTCCTCTTATATTTAATGAGGGTTTCATGGATGCTATGGCTGTTGGTGAAGAGATTTACCAATGTGATATAGTAGGTGGTGAACCAGTAATAGAGAGATTAAATCCTCTTAAAGTAAGAGTGTTTAAAGCAGGTTACAGTAACAAGGTAGAAGATGCTGATATTATCATAGTTGAAGACTATTGGAGTCCAGGCAGAGTCATAGATACATGGTATGATGTACTAACACAGAAAGATATTAAGTATATTGAGTCTTTGCCTGATCATATAGGTCAGAATACTGTGGATAGTATGGATAATATAGATGAAAGATATGGCTTTGTCAATGCTAATATGATTGGTGATGAGGTTACAACTTCAGATGGATTCTATTTTGACCCTGCTAATTTATTCCCTGAAAGTGTAGGTACATCACTTCTTCCTTATGATTTAGCTGGTAATCTAAGAGTACTTAGAGTATATTGGAAATCAAAGAGAAAGGTTAAAAAGGTTAAGTCTTATAATCCTGAAACAGGTGAAGAAGAATATAACTTCTATCCAGAAGATTATGAAATAGATAGAAATAGAGGTGAAGAGGAGTACTCCATGTGGATTAATGAAGCATGGGAAGGTACTATGATTGGTAATGAGATATTTGTTAATATGAGACCTAGATTGGTTCAATATAACAGACTATCAAATCCATCAAGATGTCACTTTGGTATTATAGGTTCTATCTATAACTTAAATCAAGGGAGACCTTTCAGTTTAGTAGATATGATGAAGCCTTATAACTATCTTTATGATACTATTCATGATAGATTGAATAAGGCTATAGCTAATAACTGGGGAGCATTAGTTAGAATGGATTTAGCTAAGGTTCCTAAAGGCTGGGAAGTTGATAAATGGATGTACTATGCTAAGGTTAATCATGTTCTAGTAGAGGATAGTTTTAAAGAAGGTAACTATGGTGCTGCTAGTGGTAAGTTAGCTGGTGCACTTAACAATGCTTCTACTGGTGGTATTAACTTAGACCAAGGTAATTATATTCAGCAATTAGTCAATCTGCTTGAATTTATCAAGATGGAGATGGCTGAAGTTGCAGGTATTACTAAACAAAGAGAAGGTCAAATTAGTAATAGAGAGACTGTTGGAGGTGTAGAAAGAGCTACTCTTCAATCATCACATATTACTGAATGGTTATTCATTCAACATGATGATGTTAAGAAGAGAGTACTTGAATGTTTACTTGAAACAGCTAAGATAGCTCTTAAAGGTAGGTCTAAGAAGTTCCAGTATATATTATCAGATACATCTACCAGAATAATGGAGATTGATGGTGATGAATTTGCTGAAGCTGACTATGGTTTAGTTGTAGATAATAGCAATGGAACTCAGGAACTCAATAGTAAATTAGATTCTTTAGCTCAAGCTGCACTTCAAACTCAGACTTTATCCTTCTCTACTATTACTAAGCTCTACACTTCAAGTAGCTTAGCTGAAAAACAGAGATTGATTGAAAAAGATGAGCAGGAGATTAGACAAAGACAACAGCAAGCTCAGCAAGAGCAGCTACAAGCTCAACAGAATATAGTTCAAGCTCAAATGCAACAGAAGCAAGCTGAAATGCAGTTAAAGGATACTATGAATGTTAGAGATAATGAGACTGCAATTCTAATAGCTCAAATGGGTAAATATGCTAATGAGGAGACTAGTGAGGATGTTGAGTTTAGTGAAGAGGCTAAAGCTAATCTACAAGAAAAAATTAGAGAATTCGATGAGAAGTTAGCCTTTGATAATAAGAAGCTGAGAATTGAAAGTCAGTTAAAGAAAGAACAAATAAATAAGAAACCAAATAATACTAAATAATATGAGAAGATATAATGGTATAGTTGAGTCAGAATCTGCACCATCAAAGTTTGATTTGTGGATGTTTAGAGGCTCATTAAAGTACTTTGGTCCTAATGGCTGGGCTAATGTTTCATCTGGTGAAACACAAGACTTAGCTAAGGTAGCTTATAGTGGTGATTATAGTGATTTGATTAACACTCCTACTATCCCAGAACCTTACACACTGCCTGCTGCAACTACAAGTGCAATTGGTGGAGTGAAGAAAGCTACTAATGTATCAAACCTAGCAACTGGAGCTGAATTAGCAACAGTTGTTACTCAGGTAAATGCAATTCTGTCTGCATTGAAAGTGGCAGATATTATGGTTAAAGACGCAAAATAATACGTTATGTACTTTACACAAGAGGATTATAGAAAAATAGAAGCATATCTGAAATCAAAAGCAGCTAGAGATACTAGTTTTGATTCAGCTACTACTCCTCTTCAAGGAAATGAGACTATAGTTCTAGTTCAGGGTGGTAAGAATGTAAATACTACTGTCAGTGATATAGTAAGTCAGTTCTTCGCATTAGGAGTATCAGACTTTATCAATGTCACTGATAAGTATGGTATATCTTATAATACTCTTGATGAAGCTATTAGAGTTATACCTTGGAGAAGTAGAAAAGTAGGTCAGGTTATTACCTTCCTAAATGAACAAGGTGAATGGCACTTATACCAATATCAAGGTAAGTCTATTCTAACTTGGAATAATACTACTTTATGGATAGACTTACTTGAGTCTGGAATTGTTAACTCTATACTTCCTGATCAAGAAGACTTAACTATGACTGAACCTGATGCTGATGGTAATTCCTATATGCATTTCAAGGATAAAGATTATAGTATAGATGACTTTTCAGGTTTGGGTAGAGTATATTTAAGAAAGAACTTACAGACTCTTACAGACCCTAATACAGGTGAAACCAGATTAATTAACTACCTTACTCAAACTATGGTTGGTAAGGAGAATGTTATTTATCATATACAGTATGATTATAATCTCAATGGTCAGACTATAATTATACCAGAAGGTTGTGTTCTTTTATTTGAAGGAGGTTCCATATCTAATGGTACTATTAATTTTAGTAATACCCTACTTAGCGGTGATATTAAAATTAATACAGAATTATTAGGTAGTCTGAAAAATAATAAAATTGAAGTTAATTGGTTTAATGTTGATAATACAGGAAGTATAGATTCAACAAATATAATAAATAAAATTTTAGAAATAAGTTCTGGAAAAGAAGTTATTTTTAATGGAACTTATAAAGTAAATCCAATAGCTTCAAGTAGTAAAGAATATGATGGAGGTATAAGACCTGTAAGTAATCAAACTTTAAGATTTCAAGGAGAGACAAAAATTATAATAGATTCTCAAAATGCTTTATATTATTCTATCATTAGTGTATATAAAGTGTCCAATGTTAATATAATAGGAGCTATAGTTGAAGGAGATATAAGTACTCATTTAACTAATGAAGGAGAATTTGGATTTGGATTTGCTATATCTTCATCTGAAAATATAAACTTATACAATTGTGTTTCAAATAACAATTGGGGAGATGGTTATATATTCTTATCTACTGAAACTGAAGAAACTAATAATTTTAATTGTAATTTATATAATTGTGAAGCGCATTATAATAGAAGACAAGGACTATCTATTGTAGCCTTATATGAAGGTAGCATTGATAATTTTAAAGCAACTAATACAGGAATATTAAAATATACCGCTCCTGCTGCTGGTATAGACATAGAACCAGATGCTATTAGATATGACGAACGTATTAAAGTAACTATTAATAATTATATTTCAGAAAATAATTTTGGTGGTGCTTTGCATATTGTTCCTGCACATTTAATGCACGATAATGTTACTGATGATCATAGAGAATTTTATGTTCAAGTTAATGGATTATCAAGTAATTTAGATGGTTCAAGAGACACTTCTGTTTTATTACCAGCATTAAGATATTCTTCGGTAACTACTAATTCAAATCTATCTAACAAAATAAAAGGTTTAGTAGAATTAAATAATATTACTATATCTAATTCATATATGAATCCTTTGGAATTTAGAAGTATGGTAGATAATGGATTACCTATAATAATAAATAATTTAGTAGTTCTTAATCCAAAAGTGGATAGTAGTTTTGCTAAATCAATGTCGGCTATATTAAAATTCAATAATCCTACTACATACGATTATACTAATTCTGCAAAACTTACTATAAATAATATTGAAGTAACAGATACAAGAACTGATAATAGAGTAAGCTATCTAATATTTTCAACATTTGGTAATTCTCCTAAAAATATACATTTATTTAATGTTAATAATCCATCTATGGAAGGAGGTTCTAATATACCATATTTTATAGATGATAGTAGTGAAGTAGAATATAATCCATTACCTGTACATGTTGTAGATGATGACACTAATTTTTTATTAGTAAATACTTCTAATAATTATTGGGGATATAGAATAATTTTTAATAACCCTTCTACTAAAAGTTTTAGATTGCCTAAAGGAAGTACAGTAACTAACTTTAAGATTACAGTTGAAAATATTCAAGAAGATAATGTAGTTCATTCAAGGTTTGTTATAGGAGATAAAGTAAATGAGCCACTAATATATAGCAAAGACCCTTCTCTTGAATTGGTGCCATATAGTTCTATTAAATTTATTCAAGAGAAAGATAAATCTTGGAGTGTGTATAAATCTACAGATAAAATAATCCCTACACTTAATCCTTACTATGGAAATTCTCATAATGCAATAAAAGAGTTTTCTAATCCAATGTTAGGGCATTCATATTATGATACAGATTTAGGAGTTACGTTATCCTTATCAGAAACTGGTTGGGTTAACCCTGATGGTACTTTAATATCAAAAGTAGTAATTGTTTAAATTGATAAATGATGGAAAAACAGCAATTAATTAAAAAGGATAGGAGTGCAAACTCCTATTCTAAAATATTTCCTTGGACCTTTACAGACTTAGTTCTTGATAAAGTTACCAAGGAATCTCTTGATAATATCCTTGTAAGGAATAACTTTATAGCCTTGCCTTATGTTGGTAGTAAGGCTGCAACCAGATTACAGGTTCTTATGAAGAATAGGAGAAGAGGTATCTGGTTAAGTTATATAGATTATGCAGGCACTTTAACAGTTGAGTATTATAATGACAATAACTTAGATGATAATCATTGGCAGGATAGTTCTTACTGGTTACCATATAATACAACAGAGTTTCAACCTGCATCTGTTGGTTTATCTGCATTAGCTCAAGAAGTATTTGATTGGATTAACAGTCAAATTACAGCAGCAGTTAAGTTAAATCCTGAAGATTTACAGAAGAATGGTTCTGGTCAAATTGAAGAAGCTAATAGAGCATATGATACTTCAACCTTTAGTGGCTTAGGTTATAAAATATTAAGGAAGAATACTCAAAGTAATAAGAATGTTCTTACTCAGTCTATGATCAACATGCCTTATAGTGTCTATAAGATTAGATATGACTTTGACTTAGAAGATAAAACTATTAGTATTCCTGAAGGATGTGTTTTAAAGTTTGTTGGAGGCAGTATAAAGAATGGAACTATTGTATTTAATAATACGATATTAGAATATAAAAATTCTTATATATTTGATAATATAGATATAAGTGGAAATGTCTGTAATGATTTATATTTAAGCATGTGGAAAATAGATAATACTATTGATGTTGCTCCTATAATAGAGCAAGGATTATATAGTTTATCTAATTATAGATTTAATATAGATATTGATTGTTATATATCAAGCTATGCTTCCATACCTTCTAATTCTGATTTATATATAAATCATGATGTTACTATAACTTCTTCTGGAGATGGTGGATTTACTTTAATGAATAGAGGAAGTTCTGTATATAAATATTCAGGAGCAAGCAATATAATTGTACATGGAGGGGGTACATTTGATTTTAATTCACGAAATACTAATTCTTCAACGAACTCTGCCTTTACTATATATCACTGCTCTAATGTTATAATTGATGGTATAACCTTTAAAGACCCAGCATCTTATCATGTTATTGAAATAGGAGGAAGTGAACATATTACTATAAAGAACTGTAAATTCTTTGGATTTAGACCTGTTGCTAATGAAGCACTGCCAGAATTAACTATCAAAGGAGAATGCATTCAAATAGAACATACTAAATCAGGTAATGGAGGTATCCCAGTACCATACTTTGATAAAGTTGAATGTAGAAATATAATTATTAAAGATAACTTATTTGATGGATTATATACTTATGATAGTAATGGAAATAAAGTATATTCAACTTATATGTGGAGACCTATAGGCAGTCATGAGGATCATGTAGGCAGTGATGCTGACCTTACATATCATGATGGATTATTAATTGAAGGAAATACATTTAACTCTATAAGACAAGTTTGTATTACCCCTAGATACATTAATAATTGTAGCATTATTAATAATAAAGCTGTTGATTTACAAGGTATGTTTGTATCAGGATTACCAGTTAGTCAAACATATTATAATATTTCTTTTGATTTTAATAATGTAAGAATCATTGGTAATGTTGTAAAATTTGATAAAACTGTCACAGTTAATACTTTAGTTAGTTCTGTATATAATATTGGACGTAATAACTGGGGTGCTATAGACCTTACTGGAAATGATGGAAATGTTATTATTGATAATGAAATATATGATGCTCCTAATAGTAGCATTATATTAAATTGTTGTCCAAATACTCTTATTATTAATAATAAATTTTATGGATGGAATACTATAGATAAAAATAAGGGAGTTGCTTCTAACAATAGAGCTGCTATAGATATAGCTGATGATACTCCTGTAGAAGGTAATAATCAAGTAAAGGAGATTACCCAATATATATCTATGTCTGGAAATCTATTTGTGGATAATTGGATGGAATTTCCTATAAGACCTTTTACAAGAAATAAGTTAGAAATAGAAGATAGTTGGAATATAATAGATAATGTATTTAATATTTCTAATCCTGCTTGGAGATTTATTCCTCCTACTACTGTAAATGCTCTTGATATAACTTCTTTTGGTTCTGTATTAATTGATGACCATCCTATATGGAATAAAGGTTTTATAGGTAAGTCTTTTACAAGAAGTAATGGTAAGAATATATATTTTAATGGAAAACAATGGTTAAATGAAGATGGAACATTTATTTATGCTGTTACTTTAGTATCTGATATAAATGATTTTACTAAAACTAATCATATTTATAAAATAGTTGATCTTATAGACCTCCAAGGAGAAACTCTTACTATTCCTGCTAACTGTACATTAGATTTCCAAGGTGGAAGCTTTAGTAATGGTACTATTGTGTTTAGTTCAACAAAGCTTCAAGGAAATATAAAAATAGATGCCGCAGTAGATGGTAATATAATATCAGCTAATGTTAAACCATCTTGGTTTGGTGCTCTTGAAGATGGAAGAACAGATGATTCAAATTCTCTAATGTATTCTATAAAAATAGCCAAAAACTCTAATCTTCCAGTTTTAATTACAGGAAAATTATATGTTACAAAAACTATTGATGTAAGTGGAGTAAAAATTATAGGAAGTTTCACACCTAATGGAGGAGTTACTTATTATACTGGAGCTAGAGTTGGTAATATTGGATTTGATTTTATGAAAAATATTAATCAAGGAGCCACTATTACCTTTAAAGAAATGGTAAAAGATAGGTATCAAGGTTCTTGTATAGTATCAGATGTAGCTAATCCTATATTAAAGGTTAATAAAACTACCAATAGTAATATAGGATTTAATCTTGAAAACATAGGAATTATAGGGTGGTTAAGAAATGCTGAACAAGTTGGTCTAAAATGTGAATATAATCCTGAACTTAATTATTTAATAGGTAATCATAAATTTAAAAATATATTAGTAAGTGATTGTGGTAATAATGGGGTTGAGATTCAATCTCTGGAAGAAGCAATTATAGATAATTGCTCTTTTACTTGCAATAATGGTTATGGGCTTTATATTAAAGGCATAGATACATTAGATACTCCAACAGAATATTGTCAATTTAATAATTGTTCTTTTAGTTATAATAGATTAGATGGAATTTGTATTGAAAATTCTTTCAGAAAGCAAGTAAAATTCTACAAATGCTTATTTCAAATGCCTGGACAATATGAATTAGGAAAAGTTAATGATACGTATGGGAATAGAACTATTCCTGATGATCAATCTCTTATTATTGCAGGGTTAAAAATTCTTAATGGGGCACTAGTAGGTACTAATAATAGAATAACTAATGGACTTATTCTGGATAACAATTATGGAGAATTAATAGCAAAAGCATTTCATTTACAGCTATCAGCAGGAAGTAAGGTTCTTAATAATTTAGTAATAAAAGATAATTATTTTATAAAATTATCATCTTCTATTAATTCACTAATGTTATATTTACAGGCTGGTTATATGGAAAGCCCTTATGTTTGGAATAATCAAGCAAGTGTAAATACTATGTATAATATAGTAGGTTCTCCAGAAGTTGTACAAGTAAATGCCGATAACTTATTTTTAAAGGCTATTCCGTCATCATCAAAGCTTAGTAATGCATTTTTTAGAAAAGCAGATGTTACTGATTTATTAAATTATCATGATGTAGGACAATCTTATAATACAGCTACAAAAGGTAGTACTACTGTTACAATAGATTTGCCAAGTAAGCTTATGAAGACTTATTATCCTGATACAGGAAGTTCTAAAATAATGTTTACTCTTCTTATTGGATATTTTAGAAATAATCCCCCTGTAGGAACAAATCCTGTATTTGATATAGTAGTAATTACAAGAGAATCTGCTACATCTTATGTTATGAAGAATCTTACAAATAATATAAGTTCTTTAGCTATAGACACTTCTACAGGAAATATAACTTTAACATGTCCATCTTATAATATTGTAAGAGTACAAAGATTAGATTTTATTAATATGTATATATAATAGAAATGTTGACGATACTGTATTAACTTAATGTATAATGGGAGGACACTTTAAGTGTCCTTCCTATTTGTATATATGAGAAATTTTCAGTATATTTGTAACCAAATTAAATGATATGGCATTAAATATAACAATAAATAAAACAGCAGTAGCTGCATCATACCCTGCTGGGAGTACTGTAGCTACAGCAGTAGCTAGTGGAGGTACTACTCCTTATACCTATAGTTTAGCTACAGGTGGAAACTACTTTAGTATAAATGCTTCTACAGGAGTAGTTACTACTAAAGCACTAATGGATGCTAGTAGCATACAGTCTTTCTCTGTTACTGCTACAGATAGTAATTCTACTCCAGAAAGTATTACCTCTGGAGTTGTATATCCTAATATACAAGCTTCTCAACAATCTAAGTTTAATAAATCTAATGTGATTTATAAGATAGTAAATGATATTAATTTAGGTAATGCAGTACTTACTATTCCAACAGGATGTACTCTTGATTTTCAAGGAGGTAGTTTTAGTAATGGAACAATTGTTGGACAAAATACTAAAATTAGAACCGATAAAATAGCGTTTAAATCTAATGTAAAACTTAAAGGAAGTTTTATTGGAGATGTTAGAACTTCTTGGTTTGAAATAGATTCTACTGATTGTACAGATACTTTAGATTCTATATTTAATGCATTTAAAGGATATAATATTATTATAGATGAAGGAGTTTATAATGTATCTACTAAAAATCTTCCGAGAGAAGATGCTACTACTCAATATTCTGTATTTGTATTAAGTTCAAATACTAATGTTATATTGAATGGTACTATAAAACTTCTTTCTAATGATCTTACTAATTATCAAATATTTAGATTATATAATATTGATAATGTTATTATTAGTGGAAATGGTAGTATTATAGGTGATGTAGAAACTCATACTGGAACTTCTGGTGAGTGGGGACATGGTATATCTATCTCAAGTTCAAAACATATAACAATTAGGGACATCAGTATCTCAAAATGTTGGGGAGATGGTATAACTGTTGCAAGTTACTCTGAAGATAATTTATCTAAAGATATTACTATTGATAATATAGTTTCAACTTATAATAGAAGATTAGGTGTATCTTTAATTTCAGGAGATGGTATTAAATTTATTAATTCTACTACTGAAAGTAATGGAACAATAAATGGTACTGCACCTAAAATGGGTTTAGATATAGAACCAAATCCTAATGAAACTTTAAATCATGTTTTAGTAGATAATTGTCTTATTAAAGATAAAGGGGCTTGTTATATTCCATCTACAGCTTCAGTTGAAGATGTAGATTATAAGATAATGATTCAAAATTGTAATATACCAAGCCAATTTAATATATCTGGTCCATGTACATTTAAAGGTAATAGAGTTCGATTTGCTTATATTAGTAATGTTAGATATGCAGAAATACAAGATAATCATATTTATGAAAATCTTATATTTGCAGGAAATGATTCAACTCCTATAACCAATACTAAAGTAGTAGGAAATAATATTACTCCTTTGAATAATGCAGCACATAATGCAGCTATTGTATTTGACGGTTCTGCTGTAACTTTAGATAAAGTTATATTTACAAATAATATTATAGATTTAACTAAGAAATCAAGTATTGCATTACAGAAAGGTTCTCCTGTTAATGGAAGATTAAATATAGAAAACTGTGTAATACTTGGTAATAAAGCTGAGCAACAAGTATATTGGACAGCTGGTAATATAATAAATTCTTTAATAGACTCTGATTGTATTAATATATTTAATGCTAATAGTGTAGAAGGTTCAGAAGTAAATTTTATAGGTAATACTATAATATATTATAGAGAAAATCCATTTGTTATTAGAGGTAATATTACGGTTAATTATAATATTAATATTATAAATAATAATATTATTCCAATAGGATATACAGCTACTGATTTAATTAATTATGTTTCTCATACTTTTGCAGGTACTATAAAAAGTTTAGGTAATAACTTCTTAGGAAAAGATCCTTCTACTGTTGGTACTTATGCTAATAAACCTGCATTAACAGATAGTCAAATTGGTAGAATATATTACATGACAGATAATTCAATACCTGCTTTTTGGGATGGTGAGGCATGGAGAGATGCAAATGGTTATCCTGCATTAAAAAAGAAAGGAACTACTGCTGAAAGACCTGCTATACCTTCAGGTAATTATTCTGGATATACTTATTATGATACTACATTAAACAAGTATGTATTATGGAATGGAACTGCATGGACTAATTTAGATGGGACTCCATTAGCTTAACAATCTATTCTATATAAGCAAATGACCTAGACTATTGCCTAGGTCATTTCTTTTTAGTATATTTGCACAAATTAAATAGAGGAGTATATGAAGAAGTTTATTATTGGATTGATAGTACTATTAGTATGTTTACTTATCTATATGGTACATCAGAATAGAACATTGACTGCTAAATATGAGACTTCCATTGAGAATATAAAGGCTTATGATTCACAATTAAGTGGTCTCAATAATAGCAATAAAGTATTCAAATTAACTATAGATCAACTTAACTACTTTAAAGACTCCATACTTATCAAGATGAATGAAGTAAGGAAGGAGTTAAATATTAAAGACAGCAAGATTAAACAAATGCAGTATCAGCTCTCTCATGTTGAGAAGCCTGATAGTATTATATTAAAAGACACTGTATTTGTAGAATCCTTCAAGTTAGATACTATTATTGGAGATGAGTGGGCTAATACTCATTTAATTATGAAGTATCCTAACTGCATTAAGTTCACTCCTAAGTTTAAGTTAGAGAGTTTCTTATTTGTAGAATCTAAGAAAGAAACTGTGAATCCACCTAAGAAGTTTTTCTTATTTAGATGGTTCCAGAGAAAACACACAGTACTAAATGTAACTGTAAAAGAAAACAATCCCTATGTAGAAACTGATGAACAGAAATTTGTTGAAATTATAAAATAAAGTAATATGGATACTGTACAAATTATAAGTTTAGTACTAGGGTCCAACTTAGTTAATAGTATAGTTACTTGGGCATTGTCTAGAAGAAAGAATAATGCAGAAGTTAATAAAACTAATGCAGAAGTTGATAGCACCCAATTAGACAATTTGGTTAAACAACTGGAGTTCTATAAGAAGTTAGTTACAGATTATAAACACCAGTTAGAAGAATACATTCAAATAAGTGAGGAGAATAGATTAGAGCTTATAAGGCTAAGAAAAGTTGTTAGCAAGATAGTAAATGATGTTTGCTTAGCCAAGGGATGTAGTAAGAGAGTATATATGGATGATAAAGCAGTTGAAGGGCTGTTGGGAGGAGTTAGAGAAGAAGTAAAAATTAAACTAGATAACAATGAAAAGACTAATAAGTTATAATGTATTTGAAGGAGACCCTAACTTAATTGCAGAAGGTCAGATTCTAGTGATTAGAGACAGCAGTGCTGTAGATAGAATTGCTGATGTACAGCAAAGAATTAATGGTAATATGGTATCATTAATTACAGATAAAGTAACCTTTGCTATAACACCAACTCCAACAGATGCCTCTGTTAGTATTAATGGGGTTGTAGGTACTAGTATTAAGACTTACAAGGGTGCTACAGTAAATTGGGTAGTATCTAAATCAGGTTATAAAACTCAAAGAGGTACTGAAGTAGTTACAACTAATACTACTAAGGCTATCACACTTGAAGCTAATCCTAACTAATATGAAAGTTAAAGTAAAAAGAACATATAAAGGACCTTTATACTCTATAGGTAAGATGTATGTTAATGATACTTATCTATGTGATACACTCGAAGACAAGGACAGAGGATTAACTAGTCAAATGTCACTTGAAGAGATTAAGGCTAAGAAGGTATATGGAGAGACAGCAATACCTACAGGTGTTTATAAGTTAAATATGAACACAGTAAGTCCTAAATTCAAAGATAGATCATGGGCTATACCTTATAAAGGTATTCTTCCCAGACTAGAGAATGTTAAAGGCTTTGAGGGTGTACTCATACATGTGGGAAACAAACCACAGGAGACCCTTGGGTGTGTACTTGTTGGAGAGAACAAAGTCAAAGGTCAGGTTATTAATAGTACAGCATCATTTAATAAGCTAATGAAGTTGCTATTACAAGCTAATATAGATGGAGAAGACATTGAGTTAACAGTGGAATAAAAGTAGATTAAAGGGTGTGGTTATTATTAACTAACACCCTTTTATTTTGCTACTTTGTTAAGTGTTTTACTTATAGTAAGACTACTGTTAGACTTATGCTATTGTGTATATGAAATATTTTTCAGAACTTTGCATAGTTTAATTAATGGAGAAGAGTATTATGGAAGGATTAGACATGAGTAATATCCTGTCACCAGATGAGGTTGATAACCTATTTACTGATGATGGGGGTGAAGAAACACAGGTTATTCCACCTGAAAAACAGGAAGAAGATAAAGATAATAAAACAACTACTGAGATTCCTGAAGTAGACCCTGAAAGTCTATTTGATGAATCAGAGAGCGTAGGTAGTGAGAAAGTAGATACTAAAGGCAAAGAGAGTACCTCTTCTAAAGAGACTGGTGCTTCTCCCAAAACTAACTTCTACTCTTCCATTGCCAGTGCTTTGAAAGAAGAAGGTATTCTCTCAGACCTTGATGATGAGACTTTAAGTAAGATTGAAAGTCCTGAAGACTTTGCTGAAGCTATGGAAGCTCAACTTAAAGCTCAATTTGATGAAAGACAAAAGAGGATAGATGAAGCACTTCAAGTGGGTATAGAACCTGATGAAGTTAGAAAGTATGAAGGAACACTCAGTTACCTTAATACTATCACAGAAGATGCTATCATTGATGAATCTGCTGAAGGTGAAAAACTGAGAAAACAACTTATCTTTCAAGATTTCCTTAATAGAGGATTTAGCAAAGAAAGAGCACAAAGAGAGACTCAAAAGTCTATTAGTTCAGGCTCTGATGTTGAAGATGCTAAGGAAGCACTAGCAAGTAATAAAGAGTACTTTAAGCAAGAATATGATAATATTATTGCTGAAGCTAGAGAGGCAGAAGAAGCTGAAAAAGCTAGACTTAAGAAAGAGGCAGCAGACTTGAAGAAGGCTATCTTAGAAGATAAAGAAGTCTTTGAAGGGTTAGAGTTGGATAAAACTACAAGAGAGAAAGTTTACAACTCTATTAGTAAGCCTGTCTATAGAGACCCAGAAACTGGTGAGTATCTAACAGCAGTCCAAAAGTATGAAAGAGATAATAGACCAGACTTCTTAAAGAAGTTGGGAGTACTCTTTACATTAACTGATGGCTTTACAAACTTAGATAAGTTGGTTAAACCAACTGCTAAAAAGCAAGTTAGAAAGAGCCTAAGAGAATTGGAACACACTATCAACACTACTAGAAGAAATACAGATGGAAGTCTTAATTTCATGTCAGGTGTAAGTGATGACCCAGAATCAAAGGTTTCAGACTACGATATTGATGTGTAAATGAGATTGATTAATTTATAAATGTTTAAGACATGGCTGGAAAATTAAGTAAATTCCAAATGATTGGTTTTCAACACTGGAAAGGGTTGACTACTGAAAATCACTTAGGTGCTATATTTCAACGTGCACCACAAAAGGCAACTAATCTTATGGTTCAGTTGTTAGCTTTCCATAGAGGAAAGACACTTGATACATTCCTTAATTCATTCCCTACTAAGGTATTTGACGATGATAGTGAATACTACTGGGATGTTATTGGTTCTTCAAGAAGAAATATTCCTCTGGTAGAAGCTAGAGATGAAGATGGTAATGTTATTACATTAGGTACTATAGGTAATGTTGGTGTTGGAGGTGCTCCTTTCTATCTTGTATTCCCTGAAGACTGGTTTGCAGATGGTGAAGTAATTGTAGGTAATCTGAATCAAGTATATCCTCAGAGAATTCTTGGTGATGGTAGACATGAAGGTACTAACTGTGTGTATAAGGTAGAACTTATGGGTGGTAACAGCAAGGGTATTCCTGCAGAAAGATTGCTTGCTGGTGAAAGATACTCAGTAGAGTTTGCTCCTGTTGAAAGAGAACTCTCTAGAAAGGTTGGTGATGTTAGATTCACTAGTCCTGTTTCTATGAGAAATGAGTGGACTACTATTAGAATTCAACACAAGGAACCAGGTTCTAATCTTGATAGAAAGCTTGCTGTAGGTATTCCTATGGTACGTAGAGATGAATCAGGTAGACAAGTTAAGGACACTGCAAATAAGTGGATGCACTATGTTGAGTGGGAAGTTGAATGCCAGTTCTCTGAATATAAGAACAATGCAATGGCTTTTGGTACCTCTAACAGAAATATCAATGGTGAATACATGAACTTTGGTAAGTCTGGTAATGTAATTAAGACTGGTGCTGGTATCTTTGAACAGACAGAAGTAGCTAATACTATGTACTACAATGATACTAATGGCTTAATGAAGTTGTTACTGGATGCATTGTATGAACTGTCTGCTGGTAAGTTAGGATTTGGTGATAGAAAATTCATCATAAAGACTGGTGAAAGAGGTGCATTAATCTTTAATAGAGAAGCTAAGAAGACTACTTCTGGTTGGATGCCTATCATCTCAACTCAGAATCCTCCTACCTACTCTAAGGTTGCTAGTAACTTTGCACAGAATGCAATTGCAGTAACTGACTATCAGGTAACTGAATGGAGAGCACCTAATGGTGTAATGGTTACTCTTGATGTTGACCCATTCTATGATGATCCTGTAAGAAATAAGATTCTGCATCCTGAAGGTGGTGTAGCTTTCTCTTATAGATTTGATATTTGGTACATTGGTACTATGGATCAACCTAATATTCAGAAGTGTGCTATCAAGGGTCAAACTGAATTTAGAGGTTATCAATGGGGATTCAGAAATCCTTACACTGGACAGATGGGTAATCCTAATATGTCTTATGATGAGGATTCAGCTGTAATTCACAGAATGGCAACTTTGGGTACATTGGTATTAGACCCAACTAGAACAATGTCACTTATTCCTGCAATCCTGCAAGGATAATAATACTAAAAAGGAGGATTAACACTCCTCCTTTTTCTTTTTTTTTAAATACTAAATGGAGAAGTAAATATGGCAAG